ACTCAAAAGGAGAAAATAATGCAAACATCCATGGATAAAAATCCTGCCATTGCTTTGAAGGGTGTTCCTGCGAACTTTGATCTTGTCAAGACCGAAGCTCTATTGAACGAAGACACAACCGCAATCGAACCGGGTTATCCTTTGGTTCGTGGCACTGATCCGGGATCTCAAGTCTTGTTGCCAGTAGCCGATTTCACACCAAATCAATTTGCTGGAATTGCAGTATTTGGCAGCGCAAAAGAAATCCCACTTGCATCTGCTACAACAGGGACTGAATATGCGACTAATGATCGTGTACCTGTAGCAGTTGAAGGCGTTGTATATGTTCTTGTTGAGGATACTGTCACAAAAGGCGAGCCTGTATTTGCGGTACATACCGCAGGTGCTAGTTCAGTTTGGACTTTTAGAGGTGATGCGGATACCGCCGCCGCCTCAGATATTCCAGCTATATTCCAAGAAAATGGAGTTACTGGTGATGTTGTACCAATTAGATTCACTTGGAGCGTATAATGGATAGGACAGGCGATTATCAACTCAAACAATGGGCGCAAGATGGCACCCTATCAAGAATGGGAGTTGATGTAAATTCAAAAGGCGTTGCGGAGTTTGCACGTTACACTGCATTCTCTCAGAACGACATGGCAAAAGATTATATTGCCGCAGTAAATTATCGTGCTGATGCGAGTGATCAAGATATTGTCAATATGCACCAAGATAGAAAGAAGGCTGAATCTAATCAGCTTGCTCTATTCTTGGCCAAGCGTAAAGATACACTTGACAGCCATAGAGAGATGAGGCTTGATGCTTTTGGTGGTCTAGGCTCTGCTCTCCAAAGAGATTTGGAAGCACTTGATCCTAAGACTTACGCAATCGAGTATCAGGATCAAAGCATTTGGCGAAACTTCGTACCTGTAAGAACTGATATTAGACGGCCCGGTGTTGTAACCTACCGTTACAAAATGTCAGATTTCACAGCCAAAGGGAAAGAGAGTGCCGAAGGCGTTTCTGACATCCCAATGGTTAACGCCAACATGGCAAGCTTTACCCAAGACATTACCAAGTACACAACTGGTTATCAAGTTACTGATGACGAAGTGAAAGCTTTCTTGGAATTCGGCGAAACCCCCGATCCAATGTACCTCAATGCAGTTGATGAGTCTTACACAAGATTCCATTACAATGCAGTATTGAATGGGCTGGAGAATGGCACTGAAGGTCTTTTAAACAACTCCAACTTTGCAAATGCGGTTGTGGCTACTTCAGGTGCGGCTGTTACTTGGGCGGCTAAAAAGGCCCTTGCAACTCAAGTTGGATATGATGCAATCATGTTTGATGTTCAAGACCTTGTGACCGATCTTCGGATTGCTTCACAGGATCGTTATTGGAACGATGCAAACCCCGGTATTATTAAAGTGCCGATTGCCCAATATATGTTATTGGCCACCACTGCTAGAAGTTTGGCGGCTGGTTCTGATTTAACTATTTTGAGTTATCTTTTGCTTAACACTCCGGGGCTTAAAGAGATTCAGCCAATGCTTGATCTTACTGGTGCTGGTACTGGTGCAACTGACTTGATGCTTGGTTACATGCCAGAGGCCAGAATGATGGAATACATCATTACCCAAGAGCGAATGTGGATTCCAGCTCAATGGCAAGGTGAAATTCTTAAGTACGGCTCTAACGAGAAAGTTGCAGGGCTAGTTGTCCGTAACTCTGTACCTCACGCTTACCGTTACGGAATTTAGGAGGAATGATGGCAAAGCAAGTTACTGTATATAGCAGTTATAAGGCACCCCAAGGCTTTTGGTTGAAAAACCAAACTAAGGTCTGGATCAAGCCCGGAAAGAACCCTCTTGATGAAGAAGTTTACAACAATCTCTTAAAGGAATGTAAAGCCTTTGAGAAGGAAGTAAAAGCAGAAAACATCATGGTTCACACTGCAAAGCAAGAAAAAAAGGCCGATGATCGAGTTTCAGAACTTGAAAAGGAAAAGGCCAAAATGCAAGAAAAGATTGATAAGCTTCAAGGGCAAGTCAATCATTTTACCAAGCCAAAGCCCGGCCCAAAGCCCAAGGCTAAGTAATGGATTATCCAGTCACCTTTGAAGAGGTCTTGGACGTAATGAATGGTGAACTCTCGAAGTTTGAGAATATCACAGTCAGAGCGCAAGAGACTATCTTCACTATGGTAGATAAATTAGTAGGCGAAGATTATTGGGGCGACCTTTATAAAGAAGGTTTCCTTTATCTCTCCGCTCACTATTTTGCACTATCAGTAGATAGGGTAGCTGGAAGCGGTACTCTGTCAAGTGAATCTTTGGGTGAAATATCCCAAGGGTTCACTATGCCAGTAAATAACCCAACAGCAAGAGAAGGGTTATATTCTACCCAATACGGTAGAACTTATGCAGAAATAAGAGATACAGCTATTCCTTCGATTGATTTTTTATGAGCGTACAATTTAAAGAACTAGATTTAGGGTGGGATAAAATCCACCAAAATATCAAAGAATCAAGTTCTAAAATTGCGGTTGTAGGAATCATTGGAGGGGGCGAAGAATTGAGAAAGGCGGTTGCTAACGAATTCGGGACTGATAAAATCCCTGAACGGCCTTTCATGCGGCAAACCTTTGACAAGGTAGAGCCAGAGATTAAAAAGAAAAAGAAGGAAGGGCTGAATCAGATTATCTTTGATAATGCTTCACCTTCAAGAGTCCTTTCTAGGATCGGAAACTTTTACAGGTCAGAGATTAGAAAGGCTATTAGAAATAGAGAATTCAAGGCAAACTCTGAATTCACGATAAGAAGAAAGAATAGGACTGCAAAAAAGAAAGGCAATCCAATTCCATTGATTGATACAGGTAAAATGATTCAATCACTCAAGGTAGAGATAAGGAATGATTAGCGATGTTATCCAAAGACACCAAAGGCCGATTGGAATCATTCGGCAAAGAGATAACGAGGCTTTTGAGTATGACGATGAAGGCGATGCGGTAAGGACTGAAACGGCTGAAGAAGAAGCTTTAGCCCATATTCAAAGCCCAACCACAAGCGACCTTCAAAGTTTGCCCGAAGGTGAAAGAAACGACAAGGCAAAGGTATTTTATAGTCTTGAGAAAATGGAACAAAAAGATATATTGATTGCGGATGGCCAAGAATACACGGCTGAATCAGTTAGAGAGTTCAGAGATAACGAAACGGCTGGTTATCGTGCGGTTGCACTTTGGAAGAGTGAAAGAAAGGTAGAAAACAATGAACCTAGCTGATTTTCAAGCATTCGTGTCTTCGGTGGCCGGGGTCAAAGTGATAAGAGCCAACCAATCGAAGGAAAGACCAGCTAGACCATATGCAACTTGGAATATTATTAGCCAAGTTAGGCAGGGGCAAAAAGAAACGAGTTTAACAAGCTCAGGATTGACCGTAGATGAAGAAACCGCTCTACCGTATGTGTACAACGTAGAAATTCAATTCTACACCAGTTCAGACAAGAAAGAAAACAACGGCAAGCTCGCAAGGGAGTTGGCAAATGATTTTTTGCTTTATCTTTCAACTACGGCTGGGATTGATGCGGTTGTCGAGTTCGACTTCAAGATTTTGAATCATTCGGACTATGCAAATGAAGATTTGTACCTAAGCACAGAGTTTGAACGAAGGGCAGTAATTGAGCTGCAAGTATTTTCAAGAGAGTCCATTGTGTTACCAGTTAGTACAATTGACAGAGATCAAACAATAATTACCTTAAACTTGGTTTAATTATGACACAAACAGTCACAGTCAATGTTGATCTCCAAACGGATCAAGCGCAAACGCAAGGGTTCTCAACGCCTTCCATCTTGACTGAAGATGCAAATTTTACAGTCAATAGAAGCAAAAGTTATTCTTCGCCCACTGATGTAGTAGCGGATTTTGCAGTAACAACTAAAGAGTACAAGGCAGCAGCCGCCCTCTTTACCCAAGACCCTGCCCCCGCTACAATCAAGTTTATCCGCCAAGATTCGGGCGATGCAAGTATGACAGCCGCACTTAATGCGATCTTCCTTGAAGATAATGCTTGGTATGATTGGGTTATCCTGAGCAGGGTTAAAGCTGATATTCTTGAAGCCGCCGCATGGGCGGAACTAAACAAGAGGTACTTTAACGGATGTTCTGAGGATGCAGACGTTTACGATTCAGCCGATGTCGCCGATGTTTTAAGCACCCTTGCTGGATTCAATTACGAATACACAAGTTTGCAATGGCACCACCAAGGCGGGGTTGATTCAACATCTGGGATTATTGGTGTAATTCTTAGCGAAGTCGTTACAGTTGATGACACAGGCCACGGGTTAAGAGTAAACGACCCAATTACAGTAAGTGCTGGTGCTGATGCAGCTACTAACGGAAACTTCATTGTTGCCACGGTTCCAACGGATAATCAATTCACCTATGTTGCAAGCGGTGCAATTGACGACCCGACACCAGCCGATGCAATTGATTATTTCGCAAGATACACCTTTCCAGAATCAGCAATGATCGGGGCGGTTGCATGGCGTGAAGTAGGATCATACACAAGAAAGTTTAAGACCCTTACCGGGCAACAAGTAATCCCCACTACCGTTATCAATTCAAGTGAAATGCAAGCAATCCAAGATAAAGGTGGGAACATCTACATTGAGGAAAGAGGGCTTGATATTTACAAGGAAGGTATAAGCGTAGGTGGAAATTTTACTGATAATATCGTGGGCAAAGATTGGTTGAAGGATACCATGGAAGCCCAAGTCTTTACACAGCTTAAGAATCCCGCTTCGGTTCCTTATAATGACGCAGGTTTTGGCCTTGTTGAAAATCAGGTCAGAGATGTTCTAGCTCAAGCCTTGGCCCGGAATGTCATTACACCGATTGATGATTCAACAGAATACATTCTTGACATGCCAAGAGCGGCAACGGCGGCGGATGTTTATAAATCAGTTCGGGCAATCCCACCTATCACAGTCACGGCTAAGATTGGCGGTTCGGTTCATTCTCTAGTTGTCAACGTAACCCTAACACAGTAAAATTATGGCAGTTAATCAATACGATCCAAAAGCAGTAACATTGACTATTGTAAGCCCTCTACCGGGGGTTGGCTCTCATACTGTGAGTGGCTATCAAGAAGGAACAATGATGGCTGCTGAAAGGAGAAATAACCTTAACGATTTAAATGTTGGTTCTCAAGGGGATTCCGCATTTGTTTTGCTAAGAGATAAAAGCGGAACGATCACAGTTTCATTGCAGCATACGGCAACCTCTAACGCTGTGTTTTCAAAAATCACCACGGCTGACAATATTAGTGGACAAGGTGTATTTTCAGTCCAGCTAAAAGATCACAACGGAAATGCAATTGCTGGTGCGCTTGTAGCTAAATTTGAGAAAGATGCAACTCTGGAAAGAGGTAATGAAATTGTTACAAATGAGTGGGTTATGCTTTGTGCAGACTTAGCCTTGACCCATGGAGAATACGAAGCCCTATAAGGCGGGTAGACGTTTCCATTCCTACGGGTTCTTAGGCGTACCCGTGTTCTACCCGTCTTCCTTTTTTAAACGCCTATAACTCGAACGCCTAAATACAATGAAGCAAGAAACAAAAAAAATATTAGACACTGAACTAACTCTTGAAAGACTCCCAATGCTTAAAAGGGCCGATTTTAAATCAAGATTAGTAGAAAAGGTTGGCGGTGTTATTGATCTAGGTCTTTTAAAAAAAGGTTCTAGTTTAGATACTGATCTAGCCAGAATGACAGTAGAGGCTATAACAAAATTAGCCGGAAGCGGTGGACTTGAATTCATGGTAAATATCGCAAAGGAATCTGTAGTTGCCCCACCAACATTAAGTCGTGATAGAACTTACAAGGAATTCATGGCAAGTATGGACGAATGGGAGTCTGAACATGATAATGATGGGTTTATTTTTATTGCTAAACTATTCATGGATTCTGTGTATTATCAAGAAAAGGGGATCGTAGAGGCTGTGGGAAAAAGGTTTGGGATCAGCGCAAAGAAAATAGCAGATACTTTTCTGGAAGCTCTGACCTAGAGTTAACAACTGAAGAATCTCTTATTTGGCAGGTTGTATTTGCTGACAAAGGAACAAAGTATGAAATCGAAAATCATTGGGATATTGTTGATCTCTATCAATGTATTTATTTTCTTGATAGTCAATACATTGCACAGGCTAAACACGAAGAAGGGATAAAGAGAAAGAATGGCAACGGTTAGAGAGCTAATAGCAAAATTCGGGTTTGATATTGATACTAAGCCTGTCGAAGAGTTTAATAAACAATTCGGCAAGACTAAGCAGCTTATCGGTACGTTTGCAGTTGGAAAGCTCCTTAGCGCATTTTCCGCCGTTGGCCAAGAAATGGATGTAATCAGGCGAAATATTGGCCTGTTCGCAAATGAAATTGATGCCTTGAAAATAGTTGATGGAATGGATCGTATCGTTTCTTCAACTGTAGATGCTTCCAGAGCGGTTCAGCAATCTCTTGAGGAGTTGGGAGATATTGGATTTACTAGAAAAACAATGCAGGATGTTGAGGACTTTGCAGCGTTGACAGGTAAATCAGTTGAAGAGGTAAGGGCATTAATTGATCAGGCCGCAAGTGGTCAGAACTTGGCACCTCTTAAAGCATTAGGGCTTACGGTTCAAAAGGAATTAGAAGCCCTCAATAGGCAAGGCATAGCCTATACTACCGCAACGATCAAACAAGAAATCCTTAATCGACTTGAAGCAACCAGACTTGAAAGGCAAAAGAAGGTTTCAAAAGCCTTTAAAGATTTAGACGTTCAGCAATCAAGATCATTAAAGATATTTGAAGATTTCGGACAGATTGTTGGTGAATTCATAAATCCTATTCTTTCAACATTGCTTGAAATTTTCAATGATTTGGCCGCTTTCTTTTTAAACAATCGGCTTGGTCAATTCATTGGGAAGTTGGTCGGGCTTGGCGGTCTTCTTACCGTTGTTTTGTCCGGGGTAAAGCTTCTTGGGTTTGCTTTTAAGCTGCTTGGCATCGCAATAAGTCCAGTCTTGGGCTTCATTGGGGCTATCGGAACTGCATTAGGAGCGGCGGCTGTGTTCGTTCATGATCTATGGGCGGCTCTAAATGATCCTTCGGCTGCTATCTGGTTTGGAGAGAGTAATCATTTTAAAAGATGGGTTAGAGATTTAAAGGAACTTGGGGAAATTTTTGATATTGTAAAAAATAAGATAGCTGATTTTTACGCAGGGCTTAATGTAGGGCAAAAGGTTAGAAATTTATTTCTTAGCGAAGCAACTTTAAAGCTTCAACGTGATATAGCCGGGGGTGGAAATGGCGGCGGTGGAGGTGCAGAATCCAAAACAGCAACCATTACAATCCATGCAGACACGGTAGAGGCCGGGCAAGCGGCTGGTCAAGAGGTCGGAAAGCAATTGAAACAAGCTGGCTTTACATCTCAAGAAACCACGTTTAAGCAGCTTAAGGCTAGACGTGCAACTCAGGCGGGTGGATAATGGCAGCGACATTTTTAACCCCAACTAAAAAAGCATTCATCAAAGGCATTCCCAAGCCCGAAGATAAAGTCAACCAATTAACTGCTTTACAAAAGGCAGGGGCTACCGCCTTTGGTTATAGAAACCAAGACGACACACCAATTAAAGTTGAGCTTGATGTAATCACAAGACTATCCGCAACAGAACAACATATTATAGCAGAGTTCCCGATTGAAGATGGAACATTTCTAAGCGATAACGTGGTTAAAAGCCCTGAAGAGGTCGAAATCGAGGCGATCATTACCGATACGCCAACGAACATTATAAACCCGTTAGGGGGCATTTTAGACACCTATAAGGGCCGAAGTTCAGACGTTGTATCAGATTTAAGGAAGATCAAAGATAATAATATCACAGTAACGATTGTAACTGATTCGAGAATCTATAAAGATATGCTATTGCGCTCTTTTACAGAGCGGATTGATAACAATACAGGGTTTGCAATTAATGTCTCAATGGGGTTCAAGAAACGTAGGACAGTAAGACAGCAAGGAGCGGTGGCCACCACTAAAGTGACCGATGATGTAAGAAACACGGTAGGCGTAGGTGATGCCCTTGGCCTATTAACCCTTTTACCTTTGGTGGTGTAATGGCTACTTTTAAGATTCCAGTAACAAGGGCAAAACAGAATTATACATTTCAAGCTAATATCGATGGGGTTAACTATACCTTTAAGATCAAGTATAATAGAAGGGTTGATGCGTGGGCAATGGATGTAGTGGATGTTATACAGGGGATTCTATTAGTTGGCGGTGTAGATATTTTCGCTCAATTTAAGCATTACTCAATCCCTCAAGGCGAAATGCGAATGGTAGACCTTGAAGGACAAAATAGGGATGCAGTTCTTGATACTTTTGGTGACTCTATTATTTTGACCTATGAAGAACCAGTATGAAGTAACTTTAGATATTGAACCATTGGAGGGGCAACCATTTTCCTTGAATCGTGGTGATTCTGAATTTGATCAAAGAATTACATTCACGGTTCAAAAAGATATTAGACTTGACCCGAACAGGGCAGAGATTAGGATTTATAACCTGAATCAAGAACATGAACAGGCGTTAGCTTTCAGATACGATATTAACCAAGTTCAATATGGCGGGAAGGTTACGCTACACGCTGGTTACAGGGGCGGTGCGAAGCAAATCTTTTCAGGCGATATTGTCAGGGCATACACTTCACCAAGCGGCGGTGACCGGGTGACATATATCCAAGGGATGCACTTGATTCAGAATATGGCAGGCGGTGTTGTTGATAGAACATTTCCAAAAGATACAAAACAGGAAAATATTCTTGAATATATATTGGGTCAATTCTCTAATGTTGGGTTAAGTAAAGATCAGAAAGCAGCCGCAAAAAGTGCCTTGAATGGATTAGAGCTTGATAACAGCGAGACACTATCAGGGTCGGCTGTAGTTGCATTGAAGTCGTTTTCTGATCGGTTTCAAGACAAGGTAAAGATATTCTTTGATGAGAATGGGCCTCAGATTTTAGGACCGGGCGAATCAAACGGAGATATTCCAGTTGAGGTAAGCAAGGAAACCGGATTAATGGGAAGCCCTTCTATAACTGACATTGGGGCGACTGTGAGAATCAGACTGAACCCCGGATTAAGAAATGGAACCCCTATTGAAGTTGATAGCGAAGTGACTCAGAGCCTATTGAACGCTCAAGTCGGAGGGGATCAGGTTAAAAAGGTTGGAAGGTACATTGCAGAGAAAATAACTCACTTAGGGGATAATTACCCCGGTGGTGAATGGACTACTGAAATAGTTGGAATCTATGAAGGAGGTGCTTTGTAATGGGTGACCCACAAGCTCCAGAAGATATTGAAGTATTAGATTTCCATTTCGATACTCAGATGCAAAGTAAGAGGACTAGCTATCCTGTTATTGTGAAGAAAGTTGACTTGGTATCTGCTAAAGTAGACGTTCAGCCAGCCCACAAGTTTAAGATAGTTGAGACAAGGGAAATCAGAACCCCGGCTTTGATTCAAGATGTTCCAATAATTTTTCAAAGATCAGGATCAAGCCTTGATTTATTACCTATTTCGGTTGGCGATATTGGACAAGTAATAGTTTCAGATAGGAGTATTTCAGAATGGTTATCTGGAAAAGGAACACCAGTATATCCGAAGAATAGAAATATTATGGAGGGATCACAAGCTAGCTTCTTACCGGGCGGGTATCCTTTCTCGATGAAATTTATTGACACCTTGCCAGAGAATGCAAGAAGTATTATAGTTAACCCCAACACAGGTTTATTCCTTGGCGACCCTAAAGAGGAATTGACTGAAAACGGTGGGGTGTCAGACATCATAAACATGATGGTAGCTTTAACCACAATAGTTTTGGCCCATGACCCAACGGCTGGTGGCGGTGCCAATATATCAAAACTCAATGAGCTTTTAGCAGCTCTAGCAAAACTGAAGGTTTCGACATGGGATTAAAAAAATTAGTTGTATTGATCGCTTTCGCATTTATCTCTGTTTCTTGTTCCTCAGCAAAAATGGAGCTTCCATATTGCTGGGGTAAGAAAGGAATTTCAAAGGCATATTGCAAAGTGAAAAAGTCAGTTGGTAATTTGCAAGAAAAGATTGCAGATAGAAAAGACGAGCTTATTGACTAATGGCAACACTCAAGGCGTTTAAGCTTACTGGCGATGGTGATTTAGATGTTTCTAATGGAAGGGTTAACATGGCCGAAGATTCAGAAGCTATTAAAGCAACAATGTATTTACGGTTAGATTCAAGACAGGATACTTATTTTTTGAATCTTGATTTTGGACTCGATAATTCGGCAATTCTTGGAAAACCTAATATTGATTCTGAAATGAACGCAGAGTTCAAGCAAGGCATCCTTGAAACACCGGGCGTTCTTGAATTGACTGAGTATAATTTAAACCTTGGAACCGATAGGGTATTGACATTGAATGCAACTGTTAAAACAATTTTTACTGAACCCGTAAGTATTCAGCTATGAGTGGAGTAACCGCAACAGGATGGGTAGGTCGAACACTTCAAGAAATTCTTGACGGGATTAGGGCCGGGTATACTGAGCAATATGGGGCTGGATTTATTCTTGATGAATCTAATGTTGGCATGCAGCAAGCGGCTATCTTCGCCAAGCAGCTATCCGACGCTTGGGAAGGTGCAGGTGGGGCGTACTATGCAAAGACCCCAAGCACAGCCCAAGGCAAACAGCTTGACGAAGTAAGCGCAATCACAGGCGCAACAAGACAGCCAGCAACCTCTTCAGAAGCAATTGTTTATGGGGCTGGAACGCCAAGTACAGCAATCAATACTGGCTTTACATCTTCCTCAGATGCGGGCGACTTCTTCGAAACAGTAAACGACTTTGTTCTTTCGGCTCAAGGTGATCTCACTCTAACGAGCGTAACCTCAGTAGGCACAACCGCAACTGCTACCCTTGCAGGTCACCCATATATTGATGGCGATGTTCTTTTCATTGAAGGCGCAACTGAAACCGAATACAACGGCCTCTATTTAATATCAAACGTCACAGCCACAACCTTTGATTATATCTTTGCGGGGTCAGGGACAAGCCCCGCTACTGGCACCATTATCGCCAAGTATGGAACGCCAATAACTGTATTCTCTCAAGAGACAGGCCCAATCCAAGCCCTTTCTGGAAGTATCACAACCATTGAAACAACCGTTTCCGGGCTTGATCAGATCGAGAACTTGGTTGATGCAACTCTAGGGCAAGAAGAGGAAACAGATTCAGAATTTAGGGAAAGAAGAGTTGATACTTTATCATCCTTGGCAGGTGGAACACTAGCCGGGATCAAAGCAAACCTCTTAAATGTATCAGGCGTTTCAAGCGCAATTGTGTTTGAGAATGCAACCGGGATAACTGTAAGCGGTAGGCCCCCATATTCAATTGAGTGCTTTGTAACTGGTGGTGCTGATCAGGATATTATTGATGATGTTGGTTTAAATAAGGGCGGTGGAATCCAAGCATTTGGAAACACCAATGGAACATATGTTGATTCTGATGGCTTTTCCCATGCAATCGGGTTCAGTAGATTATCCGAAGTTCTTATCTATGTTGAAACTACAATCGTTAAGAACACTGATCCAGATGAAGGCCCAATCTTCGATGTGATCAATGGACCAGATAATATCAAGGATGCAATTGTTGCCTATGGCCTTACCCTTGAGCCGGGCAATGATGTACCTGTTCATCCTTATGTAATGGCGGCAATCGGTGCGGTAGAAGGTGTTAAGGACGTTACGATTTTATTCTGTGATGATTATACCCCTCCCGATAGCGATGATCCAATTGTTATTTCAGCAACTGAGATTGCAACTTTTGACACCTCAAGAATCACGGTTACTGTAATATGACAGATAATATGATCGACCCTCTTGATCAATTAGAGAACGGGTTAGAAAAAGTCATTCCAAATCTGAGAAAGCCGAACTTTGAGAAGTCGATTGCTGTTTATTCGGCTGAACTTCAATTGTTTGAGGATGCAACTCAGCAAGTCTTATTACTTACTGGAATCTATGATGGCGCAGGGATTCAGCTTGATCATATCGGGGAGTTCTTAGACGTTCCAAGGCAGGGTCAAGGGGATGAAGTTTATAGAACGGCTCTTAAGACGGCTATCTTCCAAAAAACAAAGCACGGCGGGATTGAGGATTTAATTTCTGTAGTAAAGGTAAACATCCCAGAGGCGTTAAGTGTTGAGGTTGATGAATATTATCCTGCTACGGCATTGATTTTCGTGGAAGTAGTTGATCCTTCAACAATTACAAATGGTCCTCTCATAGCCGAATCAATTCGCCAAGCTAAACAGGCCGGGGTAGAAATTGATACAATTGCTATTGAATCTGAAGCGTATTTTTTATTTTCAACAACAACACTTACAACACCTGCGAGTAGAGGCTTTAGTAGCTTAAGCGATCCGACAGGCGGGATTTTAGGAGGTTTAGTCAAATGAGTTGGGTTAGGAACGGTAAATTTTTTGCAGTAAAGCCTACATGGAAAGCCAGTATCCCTCAAGCTAAAAGAGCGACTGGATTTGAAAAGGAAGCTCCTGCGGTCGAATATTTCAATCAGGCATTAGAAGAGGCCCAAAGAGTAGATTATATTCTTGGCTCTGCGGCTGATTTGACTCTGGGCAATGCAAACGTAAAATGGAACGGGGCAAGCTTTGAAGATGAAGCGGCAAGCCCTGTAGTATTTATAGCTGGTGATAGAATCGCAATTGTAAGCTTTGACGGTGGGGCTGTAACGTTTTCCACTTCGAATCTATGGTTCGATATGGACCCGAATACAGAAATCGATTTAACCAGCATTACTTTCACTTTAAGCGGGGCTGGCTGTCGTGGTCGATTGAACTTCACGAATGCGCCTGATAATTCCATTATCCTTAGCGGATCAAATAGCCTTTTAGATATTCGATCAGATAACTTTGAGGCAATCGTAAACACAGGTGAGAATGACTTTTGGTTGAATGGAAAGAGCGCAATCCAATCCGTTCCAAACTTTGAGAATGATTATATCAACTCAAGTAATAATGTAGCGCAAAGAGGAACTAGCTTTCTTGGTGTTGCGGATGGAACTTATACTTTAGATAGGATGAAGTATAGGCAGACTGGAACTATGTCTTTCAATGTAGTGCAACAGTCTGTAGGATCATTCGGTGAGCAAGCTATTAGGGCCACCTGTGCAACGGCTCAAGCTTCACTTGGGGTGAATGACTTTGCAGCATGGGAGCATATCATTGAGGGATACAATGTAATCAAATACTACCAGAATGGATATGCAGCCGTTTCAATTAGAGTTCAATCAAATATCACAGGGCAATATTTCGTAGCCTTCCAAAATTCAGGAAATGACCGTAGTTATATTTCATCCTACACGATCAATTCAGCATCCACAAAGGAAACCAAAACTTTCATAATCCCTATTGATGAGCTTGGCGGTACATGGGATTTTATCAACGGGGCCGGGCTAAGATGCTTCTTCGTGTTGGCGGCTGGAACTGGGTTTGAGGCGGCGGCTGAAACTTGGGTGACTGGCGATAAGATTTCCGAGACAGGCGGCGGGATTAATATTGCTGCAAACACCTCTGATTATCTTGAGATTGATCAGATTAAAATCAGGCCGGGGACTGTTCAGACCGGGTTTTTTGCTGAAAATTATGATATTGAATTACAAAAATCATCCAGGTATGCTTATGACTATGCAAATGGAAGAATAAGAGCACCAGCATTATTTAATAGTACGACTAATTTAACTAGGGGCGGGGTATCATTTTTTCCAAGTATAATGAGAGGAATTCCAGTTATTTCGGGCCTGGTAGGAAATTCAAATTTAACTGCAATTGTGGCTGACCCAAATGTTACAGAAAATAGCTTTTCATTTTCAGGTATATCAACAGGGGCAGGTCTAGGAACTTGGCTAACTGATTATTTTTCAGATGCGGAATTATGACAAAACACTATATTAGATTAGATCAAAACGGAACGATTATTCACCGCTTTTCAACCGACTTTGAACAACCGATTCAAGGTGATATTTGCGTTAACGAAAACGGAGAACGCCAATACAATCTTGATCTTTATGATAAGCGTGGACTGTTTAAGTGGGCATGGAACGGCCAACTTGTAGCAGCAAACCTTGACTTCCAAATCGACAAATTAAAGGAATTGCATCTTGCTGGATTAGATCAAAAAGCCCAAACCGCTATCTTGATGGCCTACCCAATCTCAAAGCAATTAAATATCCATGGCTTAGGATACAACAAGACGGCTGGTGGAAATTATTTAGTTGCGGATCAAGACAAAATGAGGCAAGATATTGACTCGATCAGAACCAAACTTGCGGGATTAGAGGAGCAAGTAAACGCTGCTACTTCGGCGGCACAAGTGGAGGCTTTAACATGGTGAGGAATTATATAATTATTGCGCTAGCACTAGCATTGTTTGGATGCGGCGGTGGTAACCAATTGCCTAGCAGCTTTACAGTAGATGGCACGGCAGAGAAAGGGACTCTTCAATTTGGAAGCCCTGTAACCTTCTACGGTACAGATTCAAACTTTTCAGTCCAAACAGGAAACACGGCAACGGCCTATATTGACGACAACCTAGGTAATTATTCTAGCACTGTTTCACTTGACCCCGGTACGGCTTACGGAGTTGTGAACGCCTACGGTTTTTACTTCAACGAAAATACCGGGTCAGTAAGTTCAAGCCGAATCAATTTATGGTCTTATCTTCTACCAGAGACCGGGCCAAACAATATAAACGTAGCCACCTTTGCGATCATGCCAAGGGCTAAAGTTTTAGTTCAATCTGGGTCTACAATGGCACAGGCGATTGATCAAGCAAGCTCTGAGTTATCCCAAGAAATCCTTGGGGTTCCATCTGCAACAGGTGCAAACCAATGGTCTATCTCTGGGAGTGATCCGCTTCTTGCAATCTCCTCAATCATCCAGCAAGGCCGAAGTGAACAGGCTATTGAGCTTATCTTAGGTGATCTAGGAAATGACTTATCTGATGGAACCCTGACCACAGCCAACAAAAACACCCTAAAGACAAGCGCACAGGCGGTAGACATCCAACAGGTGATCACAAACACCAATGCCTACCTTGCAACCCATGGTGGCGGTACTGTAACCGACTTCACGCCGCTAATGACAACAATCGACCCTTCAAGGCTTCAATCCACGGTACTGAATCAGGGTATGACTCAATCCGCTTCGGTGAATTTGGGAACTCCTCTTTATATCGTGATTCCATTCACACTAGGGGCCGCTACTTTGATCGACTACGCAAGCTATACTTGCGACTCAGATATTGTAGAGATTCACAATGTTGACCCAAAGTTAGGCGGTGGAATCGTAGCCACAGGAACCCCAAGCAACGGGGCCTTGCCAAGTCGTGATTATGGCGGGGCTACACCGGGTATAAATCAAGCTACCTTTGGCGTAACCCTAGGGGCTGGTGATTACTTCTTTGTTGCTCGAAACGTGGCATCATGCAACTTACCGCTTTACGAAGCTGTACCCCACGGAAGCTTTGATACAAGTTCAGATTACGCAAGCTGGCCCGTATATGGAACGGCTACACCAAAACTATCTCTATACGGAGGATAAATGTTAGGATTTTTAAACCCTTTTACATGGCCAGCAAGGATTGTTAAGTTCCTGCTATTTGCCGCCGTTGTGATCTTTGCGATCATGTTTTTTACTGAGAATGCGAGGGCCGCTTGTATGGGTGCTAATCATCTACCTTTTACTAAAGGATCAGTTGAGGAGTGTAAATACAGATACAACCTAAAGCAATCCAGAAAATCAGAAGCGAAAAGGCCGGGAACCCTATCAAGTGAAATTCAAGCTTGGGAAAGTGTATTAGATGGCAAGCAAAACTATGTAAAGCGGATTGGATACGACAAGCTCCATTCCCTTCAAATCAATTGGGGAATTTATTACATGCCTCATGAGCTAGGCTATCGAAGACAATTTACCTCTCACTTTGCACCGTCTGCTTTTACCTACCATTACTATTTCAACCCTTCGTTTTCAATTGGGGCGAAGTATCAAGCGTACAAGCTTGCTGGCACTCCATTTGTAGCTGATCAAGGTTCTGACTCTCTGGATATTATGCGCTGGTGGGGCCATGCGACTTTTCACTTTGACGTAGCACCGGGATTCGAAATGTATGCCCAAATGGGAATGGTGATCATGGATTCTTCAAGAGTCTGGCTAAATGGATCACCTAAAGCCGATACAGTGGGTGACGATCAATTTTTAGCTGAATTTGGTATTGGGTATTACGTGGGGTCCAATAAGCTCTATGGGGGCCTTAAATTCAATGATGCACCTAACGGCTCAAGAGACATTAATACCTATCACAACCTAGGCGATGCTGAACTGTTTGCAGGAATTGAGCTAGGCTTGTTTTGAACTTTAAAGGCCACCTAAGAGGATCAATCATAGCGGGGCTTGCAGTTTCCTCACTTGCTGCAACTCAAGGATTGAGCGTACTTGTTGGTTCATACGCTTTCTTGGGTGGTCTTTTCCCTGATTTAGATATTCATTCCACACCGTCTAAATGGGCGGCGAGATTTGGTGTTGCTGGTTCCCTTCTCCTCCTACTGGCAGACAATCCTTATCCCGCCGCCCTCATAGGCCTTCTATTCATGCTTGCCAAGACGGATAAGCATAGGGGCTGGACTCATTCAATTCTATTGCCCCCCTTACTTGCCCTTGCCGGGTACAAGCTTGGGTACTTCCACGAATCGCTAGCCTTTGGGTTTGGGTGCTACGTTCATCTCTTTTCTGATAGCAAAATGATCAAGAAGTTTAGTAAGTAACAAACTTTATTTAAAATAATCTTTTTCTTTGTTGACAAAATAAAACAGTTTTGCGATTATCTAATCAACAACAACGAAACACTAACTTCTACCAAGGCAAACATGAACACAGCGACAATCAACGAAGCAATGAAGACAGTAGAACTAAACGGAAAGACTTATTCAATCATTGGAAAGTCAGCCTTCGGAATTGAACTTCAAGGTCCAAAGAAAGGAAATTACACAATCGGACAAAACAAAAAGACAAGTGCTTTCTTCTTCATGTATTGCAACGGTGCATCTTCCAAGACTGAGTGGATCAATGTTAAAAACGCTTAATACAAACTGCAAGTGCGGGCGAGAGATCGCCTTGCTTGAGGGGGTTGGGTATATCGAAGGATCATTCTCACCTAATCCAAAGAACGGGGCAAAGCGTGAAAGGTTCGCCTTTGAAGGTGGCCGTGATCGTTGCCCTTCATGCGGTAAGATTTTAAGGAAGACGGCTATTTTGCCTGATGAGTTAAGAAATAATTATTTGTGGGGTTGAGATGATCACAAAAGAACAAAAAGAAATGATTGAAAATTTAGCTTTCGGATTGCCAGCAATTGAAAGAAGTTTAATTAGTTGTTTTCAAAGAGCCATAACGATTAAAAGTGTACTTGATAGCCAAATAACGAGTTCTTTATGTAAAGAGCTTGATTTTTGCACTGAAGAGCTTAGAAAAATTATCGACAACCTTGGAATTCCAAGAACTGATGAAGAGAGGGCAAGGAAATGAGTCAGGAAGAACTAAAGCCTTGTCCTTTTTGTGGGGGTTATGCTGAAATGCAAGAGGTAAGCGGATATTTTGAAGCTCAATGCAAAAATGAAGAGTGTATAATTGGCGGCAATATTTATATCTCTGGAGCAAACGAAACTGAATTGGGGGCGGCCAAAACATGGAACACCAGAGTCAGTAGATGGATTAAGCTTGATCCTCAATTTCCTGAAGAGAAGAATGAGGTCTGGCTTGTTTGGGCGAATGGAAATACGTGTATCGGGTGGTACGAGCCAGACGCTATTTATCAACAAAGGCAAGCGGATTGGTGGGCGGACTCCATGGACGACATGCCGATAAGATTAGTGGGAACCCCGACTCATTACCAATTACTGCCAGAACCACCAAATGGAGATGAGAAATGACTGACCATGAATTTTGGATTTTATTGCTGTGTATCGGAGCTATTTTCGGATACGTCATTGGCTTTTCAATGGGGGAGGATTGGAATGAGTGACTTTGAAGATCTATTTAACTTCCCAGATGATGAAGACCAATTAGCAGAACAAGCATATTGGGACTGGGTTGAAGTTAAAGAGCGTGATCAAGAGGAATTCACGAAAGAATTAATCATCATTGACCAAATTCATGATGCCCAAGATACAGATGATCATAGACCTGCATAGGAGGGTGCAATGATAAAATTTTTAAGATTTTGGAAACTTAACTGGCGGTATAGCCCGATTTATTTATGGAAAGATGGGAGGTGGAAATGAGAGAGATTAAATTTAGAGCTTGGGTAAAAGACGAACAAATGGTTTATGGCGTATCCCCAAAGGCAGATGATAATTCAGTCTGCTATTTTGGAAAAGGAAATATTGTTGGGTGCGTTCCTATGCAATACACCGGGCTGAAAGACGATTCAGGAAAAGAAATTTACGAGGGAGATATTGTCTCGCCAATAGCTGGGTATGGCTCATGTGGAGAAATTAGATACTGTGAAGAAGCATGCGCCTTCATGTGTATTCCAATGTATGGCGGAAAATCAGAAGATTATCTTTCGGCAGCGGTCATTGATGGCGCAAAAGTCATTGGTAATATTCATGAATCCTTTGAAGATTACTGCGATGAGCATGATATTAACGACTTTATGAATTTGCTGGGTCAATAAAATGAAACAAGACCTAACAACCAAAGCAGAATCCCTTTTCACCCAAGCCAAAGAGCTACATGCAAAAGGGAAATTCAAAGCATCAAGAACCATTAAACAAGCCGCCTTGAAGGTTCAGAAGAAGGCGGATAAACAAGAGAGGAAGGAGGAACTTGCGCCAATGGAATAAGTAAGCCCGCTAATAGATCAAAGTGCATGAGCGTGGTTTTTAAAGTTGATCTAACTTGTTCAACTTGCTAATGGTGAAGTATCCTGAAATATCGGCTATCAATCAAGGCAGAAAGTTGGCGCATCTCAAAGGATTATATGGGTACAAAATTAACAGTTAAAATCCAATGCGAGCCAAAAAGTTTGTATTGCGGCGATTGTAAAATGATAATCAAAGAATTTATATACGAATCATGTACTGTCTTTAATCAATCTTTAAAACACGATTACGATCATGAATTTTTAGGGCATTGCGATTATTATTATAGATTGAGGTGTCAAAAATGCCTAGATTCAGAACAAGAGGGAATAATGGTTCCTTTAAGTAAAATAGAAGAGGCCGCTTCTTATCATGACCTTGGGAGTGCCTTAGAATGTTTATTGAAAGAGTTTAAATCAAACGTATCAATTTATGATTAACGGAGATATAAAATGAACATAAGAGAAGAAATAGCAAAGGCAACCCAAGATTTCATTTCCCAAGGAAACGAGATCAAAAAGATCACAAAGCAAGAAGTCAAAGAGTCGGAACCAAGCTGGACTCTATGGGAGGAAAGATTCTACGGAGGATCATACGACCCATTCAAAGAAAGCGGAAGTTCTTTATTGACAAAATAAAGTAATAATGAGATTATCTTTATAAGATTTGCAGCCTGATTATTCGAGCTTCTTAATTAGTTAAGTGGCGTTTGAGTTGACTTCGGGCTGCATCAAATTGAAATCAGGCTAGGCATATTGTTCGCTGCAATTTTCAACACTGTTGAAGGCTTAGTCTGATTTTGAACCAACGAGGAGAAAATATGAAATGTCCTAAATGCGGAACACACGGCATCAAAAAACAAGTTATGGATTTTTTCTTTTGGCTATGCCCAGAATGTAAACATCAATGGAAAGCGTAATGAACCAAAGTGAACAAATTAATGATCTAGCAAAAGCCCTATCAATCGTACAGGGGAAGCTAGAGCATGCAAAGAAGGACGGCAAAGGCCAATATGGTAAATTTGCGGATTTAAGATCAATCTTAGAGGTGTCAAAAAGCCTTTTAGAAGAAAATGAGCTTGCAGTTGCACAAACAAATAACCCCAATGAAAATGGGATTGAACTTGTAACAACTCTTATGCACTCAAGTGGGCAGTGGATTAGTGGAACTATCTTTGTGCCAACCGACAAAATGGGGGGACCGCACGGGTTCGGTTCAGCAATGACATACGGAAGGCGGTATGCAATGGCGGCAATGCTAGGGATTGTTCAAGATGATGATGACGGACAAAAGGCCCAAGATGATCACAATAACAACCAGTCTAAAAACAAACCAAAGCCAATGCCAAAGAAGTTTCAAAACTGGGGTGGAGAATTAAGAACAATGGTTGAAAAGAAAATCATTGAACAAAAATCATTTGACAATTATACAAACGCATATGAAGCAGGTGATCAAAAGAAGTGTACAGATATTTATAACGAGATTCAAAAGGTAGTGAATGCATAGCATAACAATCGCAGGAAAGGCAAAAAAAGTAGAACAAAAAGGAAACATTGTTAAATTCTCAATTTGCGAGAAAGCATACACGAAACAAGGTGATCCTGATAAATTCACATGGTTTAATCTAGTCGCCTTCGGTAAAACGGCTGAGTGGCTGGACGGACTTCAAGAAGGCCAGCAAGTAGCCGTTATTGCAGAATACAGCCTAAGTGAATATGAGGGCAAAAAATACCCTCAGTTTACCGTTAGATCGGCAAGCTATGAGAAGGTAACTAATCTTGGTGGTGGGCAGTCTCAAACAAACTCGAATAGCCAATCACAAGGCAAGGAAGAATTCATTGAAGACGACATTCCCTTCTAGCTAAGTAACTGATATTATGAACAAAACACAATACGAAATTCTAAAATTCATCCAAACCGAATATCAATCTGGAACCGTGGGAGCGCAAAAGATCAAAGAGGCATTCCCGCAAGTCGGAGATGCTTATCATTATCTAAGGTGGCACAACCGACAAGGCTATACTGAGGAAACAATTCGGATCATTGAAGGCTATCACAAACACTTCTATTTCGTGACTGGAAAGGGTGAGAAAGCACTTTTGGAGTTTGAAGCAAGCGAAATTGTATCAGATGACAAGATTGAAAACATCCGCCATTTAGCTGGTAAATACTCAGACTTGACCACTGCATTTGTAGCCGAAAAGTTATTGATTGCAAACGGTACATCTTGGAAACTAATTCAAGAAGCGGTTGAACTTGATGTAATTTTTGGGAAGAAAGAAGGTGTTACAATTTATTATAATTTGGTTGACGGATCGGATTAGATAGTAGATAATCAATTTAACAACACCCGCCAAGGCTAGATGATTTCTATCATTCCTCAAATTGGCGGGTTTCTTTAACACTAATAGTTTATATTTAAACCTAATATGGATTTAAAGGAAAAACTTAGAATTGCAGGAATAAGACAAGTGAGAGTTGCGGAGGAATCTGGATATACCCAACAATACGTTGGACAGGTTCTAAGCGGGGTTAAATCATGTTCTGAGATAACAAACGTAGCATCAAAGTTATTAAGTAAAGAAATTGAATCTAAGCCATATTTGAAGACTATTTTTAATGAGGCTGTTTAATGGCTGGCGGATGGATCAAGATTCATCGTTCTCTTTTTGATCACCCTGTTTGGGCCAATTCTTCACCAGAGCATAAAGTAATCTTGATGACTATTTTAGGCATGGTAAACCATACGCCAAACAAGTGGGTTTGGAAGGGTGAAGAGTACGAAGTCCAACAAGGGCAAGTGATCACAAGTCTCGATTCATTAGCAGCGAAAAGTGGAAAAGGGGTAACACGCCAAAACGTTAGGACTGCTTTAAAAAATTTTGTAAAATTGAAATTTCTAACAAACGAAACAACACGAATAAATAGTTTGATTTCTGTAGTAAATTGGGGTATATACCAAGGTAAAGAAGAATTACCTAACACAGAGACCAACACAGAGCTAACACAGACCCAACACAGACCCAACACAGAGCTAACACCTAATAAAGAAGGGAAGAATGTTAAAGAAGAAAAAGAAGGTAAGAAAAACTCTTGTGCAAAAAATTTTAAAGCCTTCTACGAAGAATACCCAAAGAAGAAATCAAGGCAAGATGCAGAGAAAGCATTTTTTAAGTTAAAACCATCTCAAGAGACAATCAACGAAATGATGAAAGCCCTAGAGATAATGAAAAAAAGTGAAGAATGGGAAAAGGAAGGTGGAAAATTCATTCCTCACCCTGCATCATGGATAAATAAGAAACGATGGGAAGACGACTTAGAATCATACCATAAATCGCAAGATAACGATAACAGAAACCCTTTTCTCAAAATGCAAGGGCAAGCATGACGGCCAGACCTAAGAACATCATAGAAGGCTTTTTTGTACAGTTTCTAGGGGAACTGTCATTAATGGTCGGAAAGAAATATTCCAAAGAAGAAGCAGAAATATTATTAGCCCTTTGGGTTGATACTTTCAAAGAGATTCCGCTTGCAAAATTAATCGAAGCAAAAAGAATCTTGATTAATGATTGGAATAATGGTTATCATATGCCTTTCCCTTCACATTTTAAGGAGATTTTAGGCAGGATGAAAGCGGCTGTTAAAAATGAGAACGAAGAAGAAACCGAAGAAGAGAGGCAAGAGCGTGAGAAGGATGAAGCCTACAAGGAAACTGAGGAGTACAAAGAATTGTGCAGAGTAAAAAGAGAAGAGTTTTTTGCTAAAAATAAGGCCCATTAATGACAAAAAATAAAAGCAATCAGGAGATCGAAGAGGCGATCCTGATAGCAACGATGATTCAGGAATCCTTCATGGGCAGGGGGATTGATGAGTTTGCCTCGATTAATGAAAAAGATTTTACAAATATTGAAATAAGAGAAATTTACAAAAGTATAAAGATTTTAGATCGTGAAAGTAGTGTAGCTGATGAGTTTAATATTTCTTCATGGTTGGAAAAACATTCAGATCACAATCCTAATGGTGGGTGGTATTCTGTAGTTGATGAAGTTAAGGATGTCGGTTTTGCTTCTGATCTTAAAAATATCATTAAAGAAGTAAAACTATCTAGTCAGAATAGGCAAACAGCCCAGATTCTAGCAAAAGCAAGCCAGAGTTTAGCAGGTGGAAAACCATGGGATTCTGTGATTGCAAGAATCAATGAGTTGGCTGAAGATTTACCAGCAAATGATATTGATTTGCAGACAGCTTATAGTATTTTACCTGAATACTGGGAAAGGTTAGAAGAGAGAAGTAAACGTGAGGACGGTATTGTTGGGCTTGAGACTAACATCCCAATCATAAATAAAAATTTACTTGGGTTAATTGGTGGTCAACTTACAGTTTTAGCGGCTCTTTCAGGTGGCGGAAAGTCATTATTCGCATTGTCAATTTTAAACTATATAGTTTTAAATGGTGAGCGAGTTGGATTTATTGGTCTTGAAATGACGAATGAAGAAACGCTGGATAGACTTTTTTCAATGCAGTCAAAGATTGACAGCCTCCATTTATCAAGTGGAAAACTTGAAGGTGAGGAATGGGGGAAATTAAATTTAGCTGCTGAAAATAATGCTGAATTCCTTAAAAACTTATTCCTTTTTGATGACCCAAGTGTTACAATAGAGGACTTTGAAGCAATGGCTAGCCAGCTTGTAAAAAAGCAGCAAGTGAAACTGATCATAGTTGATTACCTGCAATTAATGAGATCGAGAAACAACTTTGGAGGGAATAGAGTTGCTGAGATTTCACATATTACAAGAACGCTTAAACTGATTGCACAAAAATATAAAATCCATATCATTGCTCTTTCACAATTTAACAGGGCTTCAAATCAAAGAAAAGATAAAGAGCCTATTTTAAGCGATTTGAGAGAAAGCGGATCAATCGAGCAAGATGCAAACAATGTCCTATTCCTTCATAAAATTGAAGGTGAAGATGGAACTGTAAGGGATAAATTGATCATTGCAAAAGCAAGAGCAGGAAAGAGAGGGTACACTTTTCTTCAAGTCGAAAATAAATACGGAAAATTTAAAGAGATTAATTATGAAGACCCTACAGAATTCTAAACCGTTTACGTTAAAAGAGATGATGCCTGAAATTATAAAAGAATTAAATGACAGGTGTGAAAAATATGAAACAGAACACGGAATAACCGATCAAAGAGAGTACAGGGAAAAGAAAGTTAAAGAGATTTTAGAACTGTTCGAGGTAACAGATGAAAGTAAAGCCATTTAAAAAAGCACAAGATTTAGGAGTAATTCAAAACATGCTAGACAAGAAAGGAGGCTTCGAGATCAGCCAAGATGAACTATCCGGAAAAATCGAAGAGTTTAAGAAGAAAGGCGGCGAGATTAAGAAGCTGAAAACAACATATCAAACCTATGAGGCTTGGGAATTCAACACTGGTGTTGCTTATTCTAGGGCTGGTTATACCCCCCGGTCCGGGTCAGAGTAAATGGAAGAAATTACACTAATGAGAGGTCCGAATCTAAGCCTAATCCCAATCAATGAAAATGAAATGGAGAAGGTGGCAAGTTACAAGATTGGTGAACCGATCAAGGCCAAGTGTACAAGGATGAACAAGCGCAATTATCAATTCTTCAAGAAATGGTGGGACTTGGTTCTTTTTGCTTATGATAATTGGGAGCCAACTGAAAACAATCAGTTCAAAGGACAGATTGTCCAAAAGAATAAAGAGACATTCAGAAAGGAGGTAACTATCTTGGCGGGTCACTATGAAGTGGTCGCTGGCTGCAAAGGGGTGAAGAAGGTTGCAAAGTCAATTTCTTTTGGCAGCATGAAGGAGGCTGAATTTGCTCAATTTTATTCTGCAACGATTGATGCAATTTTGCAGCATTTTTTAGATCAATACAGCGAAGACGAACTTGTAAACGCTGTTTTAGGATATGCCTAGGAGGGATAAATGGTAGCACTGGAAAATAGAAATAATAAAAAATTTACCGAAGCGCAAGAGGATGCGATAAAAGATGACTATATGACAGGTGACAAGAGCGTAACGCCTGCGTCCCTTAGCCGGGCATATGGCGTAGGTGCGGATACAATAAAGAGAGCAATTGAAAATTCATTTGAAAGGCAAGGTGAGAGAACTGCAAGGAGGTTAAACGGATGATTAGAAAATTGACGATTGAACAGGTAAGAGAAATTAGAGATTCAGACCTTTCACCCAAAGAGTTAGAAAGAAAATATGGAATGAGTCAATCTGCAATGTGGTTTATTCTGACTGGAAAAACGTATAAAGAGGACGGCATGAAGATTCGAAAAATGCCAAACAGGGGAAGGAAACAAAAGATTTTCGCAAAGGATAAAGAGGTAATCAGAAAAAGGTATTTCAGCGAAGATGGCCTTAGATATAGGCATTTAATGGAGGAATATGGTGTAAACAATTCAACTATTGGGAGGGTGATTAACAGTGTCTGAACACAAAGAGCAATGCGAGGTAATTAAATGGGCTAGAGGCTCAGGGCTTAGGAAGGGGGCTGTTTTAAAGTGGCCTTGTTTGAAGTGGCTTTACAGTATTCCCAACGGGGCATTTATGAGAAACAGGAATATTGCTATCAAAATGAAGCGTGAGGGGATGACAAACGGGATAAGTGACCTATGCCTACCGTTTCCATCAAAAGGCTATCATGGGCTTTATATTGAGCTAAAATGGAAAAATAATAAGCCAACGAAAGACCAAAAAGAATTCTTAGAATATGCAAAATCAGTTGATTACATGACCGCAATCTGCTATAATTCAGAAAGCGCAATCAAAGTAATTGAAGGGTACTTATCTTAGGGGGAGCTAATGAATAAGGTTTTTCTTACAATAGCAATATCTATCATTTCGGCTACAGCTACCGCAAAAGAGCATAAAGAATTCCATGGATACCCTTACCAACTAACTAAAAATGAATGTTTAACGGCCAGACATCCAAACGGGATAACTACTAGATATTCAAAGGATGTATGCCACGAAAGGCGAAGTTTACCTATGTTTGTGATCGGGATATATCTATCTGAAAGCAAGATGAGCAGGGAAACAAGAGAGCATTATTTAAAGGTCCGAAAGGAAATTATTGAAGCTGAAAGGCTTGAGGGGTTACGATAAGTACGATTATAACCACAAACAATCGTGGCTATAAACTTCATTATCGCCACAACTGAGAGGAGAAATGGAATTAAAATTTAAAAATCCAGACAAACTACCTGAACACTGCCTTGAAGTTCTCATACTAATGAAATCAGGAAAAACCACAAATGGTTGTTTCTATGACGGAGAAGGTTGGTTTATTCGTGGATGTTATGTTGGTAAAGAATTAATATTAGGGTGGGCCTTTTTCCCGACAGTAGAACAAGTAAAAGAGGAGTTAAAATGAACCAAGAAAAACTACCAAACCTTGACTGGTGTGAGAAGCATGGGCATCTGTTTAAGGATACTGATTTGGTTTTTGAGAATTCAGAGAATTATCCTAAATCAAGTTATCGGCACTCTGTGCTAAGTAAATTTATTCTAGCCAACTGCCCAGATGCAATCGACATTATGGAGTGGCTTTGGGAGAACGGATGGCATGAAGTGCGACCAAACCCGTTAGGTGGAGCTAATCTATGTACTAATCAGTACAGAATACCCGGACGGATCGGCAACTCTTGGATCGAAGCCCTCATGGAAGCTGTGCGAATTGTAGAGGAGGGGAAATGAGAGAGATTAAATTTAGAGCTTGGGATATTTGTGGTCAGGAGATGTTACATAATAAAGATGTTATATTCAATGAATTATCCCCAATGCAGCCAAATGAGTATTTTATTTTTGAACAATACACCGAAGCTAAAACCATAGAAGGCAAAGAAGTCTATGACGGTGATATCTTAGCCTCAGAAGATGGCAGCTTAGAACCTCATGCGGTTTATTTTGATGCAGAAGGAGGGTTTTGGGCAATTGATAGCCAAGTAGACCTTGCATCTATTGTCAATGACGAAATTTTACAGGCTCGTATTGTCGGCAACATTCATGAAAACCCTGAGTTACTTGAGTGATTGTGGTCATAATTTACCTTATCAACACAACCAATTAAAGGAAGTATGAAAATTGCAATAAAAAACAAAAAGAAAGGCGGGATAAGATTTTATTTCAACAATGACAAAAGGGGTTTCCGATGCGGGACTAATCAATTTTATTTCTCAATGTCATGGTATAGACCTTTTACCTTAAATTGGCTTGGATTTGACAAGCTAATCAATGATATTCAGCTTCAATTCAATATTGGGTTTATGCAGATTGGTCTGTGGAAGCAGTATTGTGATGGAACAAGAAGCTGAAATATTTATTATCAACACAACAGGAGAGACATGATTGAACTAATCCTAGGCGATTGCTTGGAGGAGATGAAAGATATTCCTGCGGGGTCGGTTGATATGATTTTGACTGACCCACCTTATGGGACCACGGCCTGCAAATGGGATAGCATAATTTCGTTTGAGCCTATGTGGTCTGAGTTGAAACGGGTTGTCAAGCCTAATGGGGCCATCGTTTTGTTTGGCAGTGAGCCTTTTAGTAGTGCTTTGAGAATGAGTAATATTAAGAATTACAAGTACGATTGGGTGTGGGATAAAAAGAAAGGAGGAAATCCTCTGTTATCAAAAATACAACCGATTAAAACTTTTGAAAATATATTGATATTTGAAAAGAGCGGTAAAAAAGTCAACTACTTCCCGATTATGGTTAAACGGGATAAGGTAAAATATAGAGGAGGAAACAAAGGGAATAAATCTGAGATAAATAATAATGCCTTTACTGAAAACAAGGCATACACGCATAAATACCCGAAGGCAATTTTAGAAGTAAGTAATGCCTCTCAAAAAGGCAAAGTCCACCCAACCCAAAAACCAGTAGCCCTACTAGAATACCTAATCAAGACCTACACCAACGAAAACGAAACCGTACTGGATTTCACAATGGGCAGCGGATCAACTGGAGTAGCAGCAAAAAACCTCAATCGTAAATTCATTGGAATTGAAAATGATGAGGGGTATTTCAAGGTTGCGCAAGAACGAATTGAAAGTGTGTAGATAACCTTTATTATGACCACAACTGAGAAAGAAGCATGGAAGTAATAAAAAAGCAACCGTATTGCGATAAATGCATGGGGACCGGGAGGCTTTCACGGAAACCCCCTACCCGGTTAGCAGATACAATTGTTGGATCGCTATATTCCAATTTCTACGGACGAAACCTAAGTGTGCATGAAATCCAACTTGGGTGCCGTGGTCCAATGTGGAGAGCCGATTTTATCTCGATGACAGAAGGTGGTTTGATTGAAGAAACAGAGGTAAAAATTTCATTAACCGACTTCAAAAAGGATTTCAAAAAAGAAGGGAAGCATAAGATTCTTTCAGGGCGAAATGGCCGCAGTCTTGATTCACGAGAAGGACAGATTATGTCTCCAAATTGGTTCTCATATGCAGTTCCAAAAGAGCTTGTCGATAAGGTTTTACCATTGCTACCTGAGTATGCAGGGTTGTACTATTGGGTGCAAGAATCGCAATTGAGAACAGTAGTCAAGCCACCACAGCTCCACAAAGAGAAAACAAAAGAAAATTGGAAAAACTTAATCTTGTCCACTGCCGCTTATCGTATCCAAGGGTACATGATGAAAGAGCAGTGGAGATAACCAACAAACCCCGCCCCAAGAGGGCTGATAACCACAACAAGGAGTAAAATATGAGTCATGCACAAGGACAATGCAGATTTGAAGATGGTGAAATCTGGTGGTGGGAATACGATGGCACATCCGACATTGTATTGCGCCCACTCTTTAAGACGAGCGATGAGCTTAGTGAGAATTGGAGAAAAGGACTAAATCGAGGATGCACTTGTGGAGGCCATGAAATTGTAGAGCTTGCCCATGATTATGGTGGCGGCTCATATTGGCATGGATCGGCTTGTAGGAAATGTGGGGCTATCACAAGTGAATGGGAAATGGACGAAATTAACTATACTGACGGTCACCCTAATTGGTGGCTAGGAGAGGATTGAAATGAAAAAACGCCTAAGTAACGAAGAATACCACGCCTTAGCCAACAGCCTTTCAAGCTCCGACTTCAAAGCCCTAGCTAGGTCTATCAACGATTGGAACAAAGAGCGCAAAGATTCAAAGGAAATGAACCTTGGAACAATTTTCCACGACTTCATCCTTGAAGACATTGACCGTTCGCTTGTATTGCCGAAGGTGAATAGGGCAACGCTAAAGGGGAATAGGCAGCTATACCTTTTCTTAGAGAGATATTTCTTGAGCTACATTTGCAGCCATGGTAAGCTGAAAAAGCTAAAGCTTCCAGAATTAAAAAAACTTGTGGAGAAACAAGAAACGGAGGCAAAAGGAAAGCTATTGTTGATCGACCAAGCCCAAAAAGACACGCTAGAAGCCATGAAAAAGAGCTTTTACGCCCATCCAGAGGCCAGCCAGTACATCTATAAGAAAGGCGATAGCTGGGAGGTGGAAGAGAGCTTAATGATCGAGGCAAGCAAAATCTTTCCAGATTATGAAGGCGACTTGCTAATCAAGATCAGGCCAGATTATAGAATGAAGGATGAAAACGGCGGGTATATCGTTGATTTGAAATCAGCTAAAAGTTCTGAGCCGTGGGAATTTAAGAGGGATGTTTGGAAATATGGATACCACAGTTCGGCATCGCTCTATATGAAAGTTGCAAACGCTCTAGGGTTAAACGTCAATGATTTTTTCATAGTGGCAACAGAAAATTGCGAGCCTTTTAATACTGAAGTATATAGAATGACAGAGAAAATGCTAGATGAAGGCTGGCAGGTAATTCTAAAGGGCTGGAATCGGTACATTGATTTTAAAAACGGGAATGACTATCGGGGTTATTCTAGGCAGGGGGAGGTAATTGAATTATGAATGAGGAATTAAAACCGTCAAAGTATCCTTATGAATGCCCTTGCTGCGTTAACAAAAATAAGGTTAAATGGAACCAGAAAGATGATCCATTTGCAAGGGATGGACTATATATTGTAGTGTGTTCAGGCTGTGGCATATCAATTCTGCAAAGGAAGGGAAGTGTTTTTGCTAAACCGTTAATTAGGGGTAATTAAGCTATGAAACAATATATCTTAGCCGTAGTTCTAGCGGATGGATCAGAAATCAAGGCGGTAATCAAAACAGAACTTGACCCATTCAAAGCATTAGCGAGGTTTCAATTCACAAAAGATGATAGGATTTTTATTATCGAGGTTGATGACGAACAGATAGAAAGGTTTAAGGATGATTTATAGCTTGCAAAACTGAGCCATTTAAGTTATCATAATTGAGCGAGAACCAAAAAGATTTAATGCCCCCATTTAAGGCCACTGGTTCTCGCAAACTCGGTTTTAGGTGGGGGTTTTTTATTTTATAGTTATGCCTAATTTAAAAGTACTTTCAGAAGAGTCCCACAGAAGAAGATTAAAAGCTATTAGTGATGGTGAAGCAACATTTGTTCCTCTTGAAAAGTGTAATCGTGGGCATGAGTCGCCAAGGTATGCAAAAAGTAATTCTTGCAAAGAGTGCTCAAAGTTAATGAATTCAAAAAATAAAATAGAAAATCGTGAGAGGGCTAAGATGTGGTATAAGGAAAATAAAGAGAGAAAATCAAAATATGATAGAGAGTATAGCGAAAAAAATAAAGAAAAAATAACAAAAAGAAATAAAGAATATTCAATACTTAACGCTAAAAATATATCAAAAAAAAATAAAAAAAGACACGAGAAGAACAAGAAAAAACCTTCTTATATTTTAAAGAGAAGGATGTCTAATCTCGTAAGGCAATCTTTACGAAATAAAAAAGATGGCAGCTCTTGGGAAAAATTAGTAGGGTATACGAGGAATGACTTGGTAGCTTATTTAACAAAGACAATGCCAGATGGCTACACTTGGGATGATTTTGATAAATTGCACATAGATCATATTATACCTGTTTCAGTTTTTAACATAACGTCTTATTATTGCATAGATTTTCAGCGGTGCTGGGGTTTAGATAATTTAAGACTATTGCCAGCAAAAGAGAATTTGCAGAAAGCGGCAAAATACGATGAGTTTCAAATGAGTTTACCTATATGAAACTGGCTAAGCCCGGACGAAAGGAGAAGAAGAGCAAAAGGGATAAAAAAGAGCTTGATGCTAGAAATCAGAGCTGTGTTTCGTGCGGGGTGAATGATGGCACAATCTGTTCAGCGCATTATACTGGCCCCCTACAGCATGAATACGGCAAATGCATGGGAAGCAAAGGGGATGATGAAGAAACTGCTTTCTTGTGCCATGTATGCCATGCTGAAAGGGATCAATACAAGAAGTACAAAGGTATAATGACCTATGCGGAGAAATGGAAAGAACATGAGATATGGATTGAGCTGATCAGGCGAACCAAGGAAGTTAAGAAAAGAATGCTAAATCAGGTGTAAGAAGAATAGTTCTAAAATAATCTTTTTATTAGTTGACAAAATAAATCCATTCTGAGAATATCTAATCAACAACAACGCAACACTAACTTAAACGGAGAATATTATGAAAAACCAAGTAAAAGTTCAAGGCCCAAACAAGTTTGAAAAAATGCCAAGCAACCTCAAGGCTGCTGCAAAAAAACTTTCTAAATCTCAGCCAGCAAACCACAATGAATTAAAATTGCTCCATGAATCTTTTGACTGGAAAACTCAGCTTGAATCCGTCAATAAGCAGCTTTTTCCAGAAGAAGTTTAAACATATGTGATTGATTCAAAATAAACCAAGACCTAACAGCCAAAACAGAATGAACCACCTAAATAAACACAGAAGCCTACTAAACCAAGGCTACACCAACGAAGAAGCATGCCTCAAGCTAGGAGGAAGATATGAGCGACAAGAATTGCCAAACAGACTCCACAACCCAGAATACAGAGATCCAGCAAACCACAATATTCGAAGACATGGACAGCCTAATGGAGTCAGTAAAGAGATTCAACGCAGCTAGAGCTAGGGTTTGGACTGTAACACTCAATGTTTCAGTTGATGACCAGAATCAGGTTATAACCGAAGAGGTTGACGCTGATTGCATTTCTGAAGCTTTGCAAAAGGCTCAAGCCAAATATTTATGGGGCAGGAGCAAACAGAAAATTAAATTTCTTGGCGGTGTCGCTAGGAAGAAATATTCAAGACAGGATTAAAAATGTACGGAGAACCAATAGCTTTCTGGATCATTGTAATTGGGATGTGGCTACTCATGTTTTACGGCTTCTTTCGAGTTTTGAAGAGCATTGTCAAGTTCATTTGGAAACGTATTTTTGGAAGGCGAAAGAGAGGGATTAAGCTATGAGAGATTACAAGTTTAGAGGAATGACAAAAGACGGCGTGTTTGTATATGGAAGCCTTGTCGTTACAACTTCATGGGTAAAGCACAAGCCAAAGCAACATACAAAATATTGGATCGTAACTGACAGCTTCGGCAATGGCGGGTGGTTCAATATTAGGCGGAGGTTTCATGTGTTGGATGGTACTGTGGGGCAATTCACAGAGATAAAAGACCAGAATGGCCAAGATATTTATGAAGGTGATAATGATCAGTTCGGGAATGTAGTTGAGTATTTAAATGGAGTTTTCTGTTTAAATGGTGACAGGCCCTTGTCTATGTTTAATTTTACAGTTGCGGGTAATGTTCATCAAACCTTAAATTTTTAAAGCCATGATTATCAACCTAAATTACAAAGAACCAGTTTACTGGATAGGGAAATACAATCACGTTCCAGTTTACGGAAAACCTCTTGAAATGGTCATTGAAACTTGTGACGAAGATTACGATCTTGATATTGGGTTCGATGAATACGCCTCTGGATGCGGTGGAATGGGGCGTGATTATTTGGAAGAAATCACCTTGAATAGCTATACTTTACAATCATTAAATGTTAGAATCAGCAACCAAACTTGGGGGGAGATTTCCTTTAGATTACAAGATGGAAAGTTTGTTTTGTTCGAGAACGGTGGCAACGATGAATACCGTGAAGGCATGACAATCGAACAGGTGTTTTGCGTATTTAATTTAGGCAATCCACTTGATACAAAATGCCTCAAAGAATCACTTGAGGAAGCGGTAAAAGAAAAAATCACCCTTGAGGAAGGGTATTCATAAAAACAAAGCTCAGAGCGGGAAAGAATAGCCAATGTCAAGGCTTATAATGCATAGCCCGGCCAGACCCGGCATAGCAAGGCAATGGCAACGATGGCCTCAAGTATTATTGCACTTCATGAGCAATAGTCGCCAGAACGGCATCCTAGGTTGTCGTTTGTAGGTTATTCTCAGTAGCTCTGGGCATCACTTTAAAGAGGATGAAATGAAAAAAACAACAGATAGCCTATCGGAATTCACTGTATTTTGGGCATTAGTTCTTATTCGGCCTTTTGTTATTAGCTGGGCTTGGAATAAATTAGTTCACTTGGGCCTTCCAGAAATTGGTTATTGGGATGCTTTTTTAATCGTAATGGTTCACAGCCTTGTTACTAGGTCGTTATATGATAAAATCATCGGTATCAAAGTAAAAGGGGTTGAAGAATGAAAAAACTACTAATTTTAGCAATCATCCTATCAAGCTGCACAGCACTAGAGCCAACAACCCCAAACCTAATCAAGCTAGCCCCTGTATGTGATTTAAAGGCGGCAAAGAAGCTTAAGGCAGGGATTGCAAGGTGTTATGATGAACTTGATGCAATCCAAAACGCCCCGGTACTTCAAGAGAAGCGGATCATTAGCGACAAATCAAGAGCCTTTTCCCAAATTGAAAAGGATGCCCTTGATACCTATGCAGGGGAAGCCTTAGACATTGCGCTCCACACTTGCGTTCAACGGGTAATGATTCGTGAATGCGGGGATGTTTGGGAGCCAGTACCCTTCAGGAATACCGACAAAGCAAAGTTTATTGATTGCAACAAGCTACCCCTCTTAAAAAAGCGGGGGATGTCAACTATTGGGGCTGAGAACGCCTGTAAGATTTATGAGGTCAGGGGTGAGTAGATCAGCAAAGATTTATTACAGGCTCCAAAGAATGCACAACGGTGGTGGTTTTATCCAATGGATAGCCGATAGCATTTGTGCATACCTTGGGCTTGTGGATACGGTTGTTGGGAAGCATCTGTATTATCCCGGTGACATTACTCTTTCTTTTGATTTGGATGGCGTAACTCACAAGGTTACAGGGTACACAGACACTGGCTTATTCATAGAGACAAAAGAGTGATCTACTACTACCGCCTAATCAAAACAAAAACAGGAACTATATCCGTAATAAGCTATGTAACAGGATTCAAGATAATTGTACCGTAGGAGGATGATATGAACGAGCGTATTGAAATACCAGAAAAATATATTGAGTTTTCAAGAGAACTTATTAACCTTGTAAAAAAATACGAACTCATCGAGGTGTCTGGTAAGCTTACAGGTAGAGAAGATTTTAATGTCAGTGATGTGCATTTTTATTGGGAAGATGGAAGACATGGTGCAACATCTGGAAAGATTAGGCTATCTGCCAATGCAAGATTGACTGTAAAAATGGAAGGCCCAAAATGACCAAAGAATCCAAACCCCACCAAATCCTGCTCACCATCAACTGTGGGGATACTGAGTGTGGGGATTGTGAGTTCCATCTTGAACACGAAACACAATACCTTGATCCAAAGAAAAGTCTGGTCTATTCTTGTGAGATTTATGAGAGTGAAGACTGGGAGGGAATTAAACGCCTCTCCCAATGCCTAGAGGATGAAGCGAAGGCAAAAGAGTTAGATGCCAAAATAGAGGGAGCCAAAAAGGCGTTGAGAGAATTCATCAAGATTGGTGGAACCCACGTTATAGCTGCATCTGCAATCATATTAAAACATTTAGAGGAACCATGACCCCAACACCAGAACAAATAAAAGAGAGATGGAATAACGCCGAAACATTTGCCAGAAAAGTTATGATACTTCAATCTCAAGGCTGCACGATCTTTAATGAAGACAAAGATGCAGTTGGGCAGTTTACAATAAAAAACGGTAACGAAATACTTGAGGCTATGGGAGGGGGTTCATCCATTACGTGGTTTGAAAACAATATTGAATGTGACCATGGCCTATTCACACCAATCGAAGAGTGGAACGCTCAATTTAAAGATTGGAAATTTACAAAACCTAATTCAATGGAGCCATTGCTATGATCCAGCCAGAACAAATCGACATCGATATTGCAGAAAAACTCCAGAGCCTTGGGCTTTGTCAGGGGGCTAAGGAGTGGATCAGAAAACACCCCATGTTAGGAATCCATAGTGGTGGGAGATCGAAGCCAGAATCAAATTGGGAAGAGGTCGGTCCCAAACCCACAGCCCAAGAATGCTGGCCGGAAATGTTACGCTGCAATTGCCAGCTACTTGATATGGTATCCGTAAATCAATGCTTCAATATGGTATCCAAAATCATGGAAGAGAAAGAACTAAAAGAAGATGTAGATCAAGCCTTCGCCCTAGCTCTTATTGCACTGGCAAAGGGATGATAGCTTGCTGTAATGACTTTATTACACTTGATTTTAATGAATTTGTACTGTAAAATAAGGTAAATAGATGAATGAGAATGCAAAGGAAGACTTAGTTAAATTCAAAGGCAAGAATAGGAAGATTGCTGGGTTCGGAATGAGGATGAATAACATTTGCGGTCTATGGCCTGCTTACCTTGGGTCCATGGGGCCGTTTATGGTGACGATTGACTCAAAAGATGACGGGCAGATAAGGGTTCACGTTTCCGCTTACTCAAGGAAGCCCAGTAAAGGAATTGGGACTCTTATATGTGGGGTAGGTGAATTTGACAAGGCTGATAAGTTTGTTTTGAACTCAGTAAAAGACTTTATGGATAAGGCTGTATCCCAAATTAGCACAAAAGAAGGGTAAAATAAACTTGCATATCAATCGAAAGCAATATTACCCAATTGACAAAACTAGCACGGCCATTTATAATTAGCACAAATATGCTAGTTTTATAAACTGAGGTGCTAGTTTGGCAGAGAAAAAGAAGAAGAAACGATACAACCAAGGGGATTGGAGAGCCTTAGAATTAACTTTCTATAAGTGGTGCAAGGAAAGGAACGAGGTTAACGCAAAAGCCTTCTTTGAGGAGAAGAGACTACCTTTCTCATTCGGTCGGTTTAGGCAAGAAGCATCCAAGTGGAGAGACCTAGCTCAAGAGCATGTAGACCGCCAAAACATAGGCAAGGCAAAGAAGAAACTTGAAGAGGTTAAGAAGGAGATCAAACAGGCCAATCAGGTAATAGTCCTATCTGGAAGGGGTGGAACGGAAAGACCCGAAGAGGCAACCAAGATCATTAACGAGTGTATGCAGGATGGGCTTAAGGGCTTTGAGAACGGTTCTAAGATATTTCTTTACATGTCCAACATTACCCGAAAGCAGCTAGAGCGCATCGATAAGCAAGCTGATGATGAAGGTATCACCATGGAAGAGGCTAACGCTATATCCACCCTAGTAGGCGCAACAGAGAAGGCCCTAAAGATATTCAAACAGGTTGCAGTGGTAGACAGCGAACAGGTCAAAGCCCTAGTAACCCTTGATGAGCAGTACAAACTGAGGGCCATTGAGCATAAAGCGATCGCCATGAACAAGGCCAAAGAAACCGATAACCAAAAGGATCAAACCGATCTTTACGGCAAACTTAAAAGCTATGCTAAAGAGAAGCATGGTGTGGAGATTAACTAATACACTAAACTAGAGGAGAAGAAGCATGATTTATATTTGGGTGGGTACTGAAACGGTATCAGTTATTTTTGCATGTATTATGGCCGCAAGCGGAGACTATGAAAGGGCGATCTTTCTTGAAGCTATTGCTATTTATTCAGCCATTAAAGGACGTTATCAAAAAGAGGATGTCAATAATGATTGATTAATCCCCCAATACTTGGTACACTATTTTAGCGGAACTAATTAGAGGAGGAGGAAAATGGAGAAAAATAACAACGGTTGGAATTGCGGGAATGACCCCCCCCCCAACCAAGGCAGGGCTTTATGTGGTTCTTCCAAATAATAAGCATGTGTGGAAGTGTGACAGAAAAATTACACTTCAGTCGTACTTTGATGGTAAAGAATTTCTTGATGAAAAAATGCGACCATTTAGAAGTCCAGTAAGATATTGGATTGGTATGCCAGAATCTAGAGGAGAATAATGATAACGATTAAAGAAGTTTACGACCAACTGACCAAGGAAGAGTTGGGAACAGATAAGGCAAGGGTTAAATCAGAAACAGCAGGATTAGGCACAATAACAGGTTGTTTTTATAGCAAACATATAGTTGCAGCCGTCAATTCATTGGAATTTGGAATTTGCGTTTCATGGGATAATAATAATATAGATTTACCTCTAGGTGGTGATAGTGTAGTTTGCGGACCTGCCCATATTGTAGAATGGATCGGCAACAAGCCAAAGGCCAAGAAGCTTTATGCCTCCCTATTCAAATACAGTCAAGGTGATGGGCATACTGTGACATATTGGCGTGAAGAGATTAAGGCTGATGCCATGTGTCTTGAAAATTTCATCAAATGGCTCCCAGAAGACCAGTACCCACCAATCGAAATCAGCTAATGACTAAATCAGAAATAATCACAGCCCTAGCCTTCTTAATGTTCCTAAGCTCAGTGATCGGCTATACTACCTACATTGGGTATTCAGAGTGTAATAGCGAGCATTTAAAGGCGCATAACGGGGCTTATAAGTTGGGCTGTAGCATGAGGGGGGAATGATGGAAGAACTAGAAAAGAAAGCCCTTGAGCTAGTTTCCATTCTTAGTATAAAACCTTCCCAAGATGGTGACCAATGGTGTTATCTGTATGGCGATAATCTTCAAGTGGGGATTGCTGGATTCGGGAACAGCCCAATGAAAGCGGCAATAGATTTTGAAAAAGAGTTTAATGAGGAACTCCCAAAATGAGCGAAAGATCAAGCGCAAGGCATAGACCTATCTACCAAGTATGGTCTGGCATGAAGAAGCGGTGCTATAACCCCAATGATAAGATGTTTCATAGGTACGGGGGAAGGGGGATCTCCATCTGTAAAGAATGGCTATCCTTTGAATCATTCTCTGAATGGGCTGTAAAGCATTATAAGGAAGACTTACAGATTGACCGCATTGATAACGATGGAAACTATGAGCCTAGTAATTGTCGCTTTGTAACTTGTGCCGTAAATATCCAGAATAGTGCAAAAGCCAAGATTACAATGAAGATTGCTGGCCAAATAAGACGGGCTTATTCAAAAGGTCATGCGGTATCAAGGATCATGTTTGACTATGAACTTGGAAACCAAACAGTTTATTCAATTATCCAGAATGTAAGCTGGAACGACCCAAGCTATACACCCCCACCTAAAAGACATCAAAAGTCATTGAGCGAAACTGACAAGGATAGGGCCAAGAAACTATTTAAAGAAGGTGTGAGCCTTAAAGCACTTTGCGAGCAGTTCGGCAAAAGCAAGGGGTCAATGCACTACATATTGCATGGGAGGAAGTAATGGAAGAGATCAAACCTTGCCCATTCTGTGGGTTTGAAAAGATAGGGTGCTATAGTGAAAGCGGCGGGGATTACGCCCCAGATGGGTATTTCTATAGCTGCGATAAATGCGATGCCCAAGCTGTTTCAGAGTTGACTACAGAGAAGGCACTTGAAGCGTGGAATAAAAGGGCGGTGGATTTAAAGCTGGTAGCTTTGGAGGCTCAAAACCAAGAACTTGCAAGGGCTGTGAAAGAGAATCTTGAACGAGCTTTAAAGGCTGAGTACAAACGAAAAAGAAAAAGATAGATGCAAATACCTGAGCAAGTCCTACACGAAATTATAGAAGATTCAGCCCTCCACGCCGAATTGATCCAAGGGGTAGAGCTTGAACCATATATGCAGAAAGTCTTTCATGCCATCGATAAGTATAGGAAGGTACTTGTCTTCGCTTGCCATGCTGTAGGGAAGACCCACGGGCTAGGGGCACTGGTTCCCAAGTATATCACTTGCCACCCCGGTTCAAAGATCATTACCACGGCCCCAACTCATAGGCAGGTTGAAGATTTATTGTGGAGAGAGATTGCGGCCAGATATAACGGCATGCCCCCCGAATGGCAATTAGGAAAACTCACCAACACAAAATGGGATATTAACGACGAAACCTTTGCCAAAGGGTTCTCAGTTCAGCGCAAGGTAACAACCGGGCTAGGCCAAGGTGCCAACTCTGCATTGCAGGGGTATCACGCTAAGCACCGGGTAGTAGCTATCTTAGATGAGTGTGTAGGTATTGAACCTGTAGTATGGGGAATGGTTGACGGCATCCTGTCCAACTCAAGGGATAAGCTGATCGGGATCGGAAACCCCACTACAAGAAACTGTGAAGCCTACCGCCGATCAAAACAGCTTGGATACCACACTATCTTTATCACCTGCTTTGATACTCCAAACTACATTGCAAACAACATGACCTGCCTTGAAGACTTGATTGCAGAGCGTGACTATTTGACGACCTTGAATCAGGATGATGCTCTTGAGCGGATGAATAATTATAAGGTGGATAATCACCATTTGATTACCGTCCAGTTCGGCATTGAGCTTTTGATTGATAAGGGGGCTGAACACCCTGACTTCCAGTCCAAAGTTCTAGGCCGATTCCCTGATGAGGATGCAACCGTTCTAATTCCTGAATCAGTGGTTCGTGATTCCATGGCTAACACCTATGAGATCGATAATGACGATTTAAGATATATCGGGGTGGATGTTGCCCGGTACGGATCAGATAGCACCGTCTTCACAGATATTCTAGGCTGGCAACAATCGGCAAAAGAAACCCTCCACGGGAATGATACCTTTCAAGTTGTAAAGGCGTTCTTTGAATTCTTGGTTGAAAGCGATTATCACAGGCTAGAGGGTGACAAGTGGCCAAAACTAAGGAAAACGAGAATTGCAGTCGACCCCGGATATAACCCCGGCGTTTACGATGCTCTGAGGGCAATTATTGAGCCTTGGCGATACCCTGAACAGGCCGAGCTATTCAAAGAGTATATAGAGCGGTATGAGGGCCTTTTAGATGAATGTATGGTTTTTGATGTTCCTTTCGGGTCTACTTCATTTGATAAGTACTATTTTGGGTGGGCTGATGACTTTGCATTAAAGGATAAGACACATGAAGAAGACAGGGCAGTTGAACAGGACCGGGCGCACTATCAAAACATCAAGGCCAAGATGTTTGACCAGCTATCAACCGATCTAAAAGGATATGGTCTAGGCAGATTCATGGCCAAGGGCGGCGGTAAAGAAATGGGCCAGCTCTGCTTGAATCCTGAGTACACAATTTACCTTGAACAGCTACCAACAATCATGATGGTGCATTCAAAGAACGATTCTAAAATGATGATTGAATCCAAAAAGGAATACAAGGATAGAACCGGGCAAGGCTCCCCTGATGATGGGGATTCACTTGCCCTCGCAAATTTGGCTAGGTATTATGCTGTTGAGCTTGCGGGGTGGGATTAATCGCCTAAGAAAGCTGACCCTAGCATTGCGTATGAGGTTAATCTTTTCATTGAATTACTTGTGAAATCTTGCCTACACAGTTCATTTACAATACTTAATATTTTCTCACCTTCTTTGGCGGTTCTAATGTTTGCTGTGTGATACTCGTAGCCTAATTTGTCACTAATTTTAGAGTAAATATCAGACCTGTCAATATCCATTTCCTGCCAAAGAGGATCAATAATAGTATGAATCTCTTTTCTAATCTCTTTGATTTCTTGGCTTGGAATTACACCAAGCGGGGCCGTTCTGTTTCCTGTTTTATGGTGGCATCCAACAAAGTTACCACATGAATCGCATTTCCAGAAAGGCAATTTGCAGAGGTCTTTCCTGTGCGGATATACTTCTTTTCCATCCGTTAGCCTTGCAGATACTTTCTTCCCACAATCACAACAATAAATTTTCATCCTACTTCCCCTTCCTAAGTTTAAATTCTTCAACCCGCTCATTCAACGCCTCACGAGTAATTTTAAACCCTCTATAGGGCTTATCTTGGTAATTCCAATATTTGTTCTTTGCAGCCATTGATTTGAGCTGTCTTTTTGCGTGGTCAGTTGCCATCTTTACCCCCACAGGTCTTAGGTACAACTGCCTTCTTTTTGTATGCACAATCAGGCACGCCAGCCCAGTTTACAACACAATAGATAGCAAATGCTGTTCTTTTGCATTCCTTAATTAAATCTTCAGGTTCCTCATCTGACATTGGATTTCCGTTTTTAATACATTCAAGAGTAAAAGAGGCCACCTTGTCTTGAACCTCACCCCCAAAAGCAACACAACCCCACAAGAGCAGGATTGCGGTTAGTAATTTAATTTTCATGTGATTTCTCCAAGTTAGAAAGAATTTTAGAAACGCATTTCTGAGAACAAGTTATTGTAATATAACTACCTGTTTTTTGCTTTGAATAATCTGCAAAGGAAAAAATAAGAGATACCATAACAATAAAACATACGAGTATATACGATAGCCCAAGTCCGTAACTACATTGGAATAAGAAAACGAGTAAGCAAAAAAGCACTCCACAAATAATTATAGTCCACGCAGTAGTTGGGTCAATCATTTCTCCTCCTTTTGTTCTGCATCTAGGCAGGGTTGGCAGCGTTTAGGTTTTCCTTGTTTTGAACGAAGAACTCTCATCATGCTTTGTTTTGTTGAAAACTGATCACAAGAGAAATATCCAATATCCCCTAGATTCCGACACTCCCCACAATACAAACTGCCAGCTTCACACCCCGGCTCAATTGTTAGTTTTGCTTTCATGAAATATCCTGTATAATGTCTTCTTTCTTTGGGATGCTGGCCCATGCGATTACTTTTGATTTACTGTACTCTCTCCACCCGTTATAATTATAAAAGCAATCTGTATCAACGCTTCCATCTACACGCAGAACCCAGACTTCTTCACAATGTTCTGGTAGGTCGTTTTCTTGTCTTTTCCATTTAATTTCCATCTTTCCTCCTAAAGTCTTTGCATAACCTAATGGTTTCGCCCTTGAAAAGAACAAGACATCTCCCAGCTTTGCACTGATAATAATATGCTAGGTGGTGATTATGGTAACACTCACACTCCCCACAAGGCGTAGGCGACTCCTCAGTTCTAAATTTTCTCATTCTTCTCCATCTCCTTAAGCCATTCATCCCGCTTCTTAGCGATCTCCTCAGCTAATGCGAATCTTTTACCGTACTTCCCATTAGGATGCGCCCGGCAATATTTGACAGCCTGATACTTTGGTATTGTGAAATCATCCACCACCTTTCCAAGTGACTTAATGATGATTCTGGTTCTCTTTAGGCCGTTTGTTTTGTTGGGGTGGTGTTCTAGGATTTGCATTCGTCCTCTTTTGGCAGTTCTGGAAGATCTTTCCAGTGGGTTATGAAGTCAGCATGATTCCCCTTCTCATCCAGTACCTCGAAAATGCTTTTATTATCTAAAACCGCAATATTGACTTGTGACATGCTGAGTTTTGGACAAACCGCCACAAGGACAGGGGTGAACTTATCAGGCAACCGATCCTTAACACTAACCCATTTCAACTCTTTCATTTAATCCTCTTTTAAAAGTTATAGTTCATACTCTACCATAGAGGAACAATTGTCAACTAAATAATAATCTTTCTGCAATATTCTTTTTACCTCTTGATTTATTCATTAAAACAATCTAGCATATTTGCATGGCCAAAAAAGATAAAAATGACTGGGTTGAAGAATTGAACAAGCAAGCTGAAAGATTAGATAATTTCTACAACTCCACAAATGGATTTGGTGGGGAGAGGTCAACTATTCAGCAAACAGGGGTGACCCAACGTCTATTCCTTGGCAGGAACACAATTGAGGCGTTATATCAAGAGAATGGAACCGCTAGAAACGTAATTGACATTCCAGCATGGGAAATGATCAAGGGCGGGGTTGATTTCTTTGTCTCTGATGAACAAGATGAAACCCTGATTGATGAGATTGAGGAAGAACTAGAGCGGCTTGATTGGGAAGTATGGAACTATAAAGCCCTGATCGAAGCTGGAAAGTCAGGTGGTGGGGGCCTTATATTCACAATGGATGATGGCTCAGACCAATATGATCAAGAGCTAAATAATTCAAAGGGGGTAATCAATATTCAGGTTGGGGATAGGTGGCAAATGACCCCACTCGACATTGAAAACGATATGTTCAATGAGAACTACAGCAAGCCAAGGAAATACCGGGCGGCTATCCCATACTATTCAACTGCATTCTCTGAAACGGTTCACTTCTCAAGAGTGATCAGGTTCACAGGTCCATTCACAGGAATTCAAAACCAAGCCTTTAACCATGGTTGGAGCGAACCTACATTGACCCATATCTTCAACGACATTCGAAAAGATACGGTAGGGAGCGATACGGGTTCAGAAGCCTTTCAAAAGTTCTGGCAATACAAATTTAAATCCCCCAACATGGAAAAATGGAAGGGGGCAAAAGACGACTCTATCCTTGGGGCAATCCGTAAGAGGATGTCAAATCTCTTCCAAAGGATGGGGATCAATAATGTTGCAGTATATGGGGCTGGTGAGGAATTCGAGGTGACAAGCATCCCTATAGCTGGCCTAGTCGAACTTATGGACTCTTACCCTAAGCGAGTATCTAGTTCATCAAGGGTTCCTTATGACAAGCTATACACGGGCGAAAGCGGGTCAATGGGTGCAGATATTATTGAAGGGAGTAGGAAAAACTTTCAAGACTGGATTCTAGCTCGCCAAAAGATGAACTATGCCCCGGCTATTAGGCAATGGCTTAAGATTATTTCAACCTACATGGGGTTTGACCCTGATAAGGTTGGGTTTAGGTTTAGGTCACTTGAGCAACTTGACCCGCTACAGGAAGCTGAGATGCGGCTTAAAGTAGCCCAAGCTGATCAAATTTATCAACAAGAGGGAAACCTTAGCCCAAATGAGGTTTCTAACGCAAGATTTGCAGGGCGTGTACCTGATTACACATCTATGAGACTTGAAGAGGGCGATAGGAAGAGTCTGGAAGAGATTGACGAAATGGAGCAAGAAGAAATGGAAAAGAAAACTGAAGCTCTAAAACAGAATAATATAAAAGGAAAAGATGCCGAAAAATAAAGGATACGGTGGAAAGCCAGCACCTAAACCAAAGCCTAAAGGTAAGTAGATGAGCAGCCTTGACCCAACTGTAATTCAAACTATACCAGCCGATAGTCCGGCGGTAGATGCGTTCGGAAGATTCCGACAATCAAAACCAAAGATGCTTTTTGAAAGTAAGCATTTATTTGATAGTGGGTCTGATTTCTGGAATGAGGACTTTGCGGTGGGTGGAGCGATCACTTATCTTTCGGATGAATCATCTGTTCAGATGTCAACTAATGGAACTAATGGTTCTTATGCCATTAGAAGATCATCAAGGTATTTCACATACGTTTCAGGGCAAAGTCATTTAATCGATCTTACTACAATATTTGGTGCGAGTACGGCAAATGTAACCAAGCGAGCCGGGTATTTTGATCATCTAAACGGTGTTTATTTTGAAGATGACGGAGCTGATTTAAAGTTCGTCATTAGATCGGATGCATCTGGATCGGCAGTTGAAAACGAGATTCTCCAATCCGCATGGAATAAAGATAAGCTGGATGGAACAGGGCCTAGTAAACTTACCTTAGATATTACGAAGTCACAAATCCTTTCTTTTGATATTCAATGGTTAGGGGCTGGAAGGGTTAGGTTTTATTTAAATATTGGCGGGATAAGTATTATTTGCCATGAAGAGAGCCACTCAAATGAGCTTGATATTGTTTATATGCGAACTCCTACGCTACCTGTAAGCTATGAAATAAGAGACTTTGGAAGCACTACAGGCGACTCAATCAAGCAAATCTGTTCGGCTGTTTATACCGAAGGTGAAGGAACACCATTAGGATTTGAATTTACGGCAACAAACGGGCTATTGGCAAGAACAGTACCAGTTACATCGCCAGTAACAGAAAAGCATGCGATTACCCCTATCTTGGTAATGAGGCTTAAGAATACATTTAAATCCAAAGAGAATAGAAGGACGGCGCATTTCAACCATGCCACCTTTAAGGCAGTCGGGAAAGATGTTCTATTCCAAGTTGCTCAGGTAAGGGGGATAACTTCTATTGATGCGAATTGGGAAGACATTGACACGGCGGAGAGTGGAATTGAGCAAGCAGTTGAGAACGCTGGACAGACAGGCCCAATTGTAATCGTAGGTGGTGACATCCACAGGTTTACAAGCGATTTCATTGTAGCAGGGGCGAAAGGCGATTCCACAGACTCTTCAACTTCTGAGACAAGCAAGCATAGTTTTATTTCTCAAAATCTTGATTCAACCAACTCAGAGCTGTTTGTAGTTTATGCCAATGCAGAAAGCACTACTTCTGATGTTCAATCAACCATTGATTTTACGGAGTTTGAATAATGGGTGATCCTTTAAAAATACCAGTAAGTCGTGGGACAAACTGGACCGATCTCAGGTTCCCAATCACTTCGACAAAGGTGGGTGGAACTAAAGACCCAACATTTACAAAGGTAGGGGATAATGGGGCTGGATCTCAAGGGGTATTCACTTATTCGTTTAGCCAGAATCAAGAACAGGAATTATACTTTGTAGCTCAGATGCCTCATAGTTGGCTGATCGGTACTGATTTAGATTGCCATGTTCATTGGGGTGCTTCAGATGCGGGTGCGGGCGGTGTTGTATGGGGGCTTGAATATGTAGCGGCTGCTATTGATGGGGACTTATCGACCACTACAATAGTTACAAATGCGGCAACCGCAAGCGGAACAGCAAAGCAGAATCAATATTTTGATCTCGCAATGATAGATACAACGGGATGGGAACTATCACAGCTATTTCTATGCCGTGTATTCCGAGACGTAGCTGATGGGGCTGATGATTATGGCTCTGGTGCGTTTCTTTATGAGATCGATTTCCATTTTCAACAAGATAGCTTAGGCTCACAAGAGGAATTCTTAAAATGACAGCTTTCAGATATACTGCAGATGAGGCTTCAAATGCCTATGCAGTCGGCAACTTTGGAACAGGTGACACGGTAACGGTTACGGTTTATAAAGTATTCGGTGGAACTCTTGAATCACTAACAACGGGCGCATGTTTAGAGATCGGGACAACTGGTGTTTTTAGGTGGGCGTGGTCAAATCTTACAACCGCACCGACTGCCTTTTCAGAATATCTATACATCATGACCAATGGTGTTATTACACAAAGGGAGGCTGTCTTATTCGGGGGCTACCCAGACACGATTATCAACCTAATTGGCGGTGCAGCCGGGGCTAGTGTAGTTACCATCACAGTTGAAGAAACAGACACAACCCCTATCCCAGATGTTGGGATGGCGGTATGGAACTTAATGCAGACCGTCCTTCTAAGAACAGCCGTTACAGATGCAAGTGGACAAGTGATCTTGAATTTGGATGATGCCTCTTATACCGTAGTGCTTACCAAGAATCAGGTTAATTTTGACCCAACAGAAACACTGGTGGTATCAGGCGCAACCTCAGATACTTATAATGGGGAGGTCTTAACTATCCCGGTTCCAGCTACAGCTAATGTTTGCCGTGTATCTGGCTTCGCATTTGTTCAGGATTCAACCGGGGCGGTTCCAAGCTTTGATGGGAAAGCGACAATCAAGAATTTGCCTTTCAATATTGATAATATCTTTTATGAAGGGCAAGAAGTTCTCGCAACATTTAATGCAACAACAGGAATGTTCTATTGGGATTTACCTTACAACGCAGTGGTCAAATTGAACAGTCGAGTGGTTGGACTTGCAAATGGTATTATCTCAGTACCACCCCAAGCAGCCGCAAGTTTGAATGATTTAGATATTCGATAGGAGGAAGGATGAATTTTGGGCAAGCACTTGAAGAAGTAAAAAATGGAAAATGTATGAGGTTGCCTCAATGGTCTGAAGATGTAGTTATCAAGGCACAATTTCCAGATGCACACAGCAAAATGACAGCCCCATATTTATATGTTGAGTCACGATTTGGCCTAGTCCCATGGAAAGAAACAATGATCGAACTTTTTTCTGAAGATTGGGTTGTATCTGAATGACCAAGAAAAGCTCAGAGCCAAGATACATCAAAACGAAGACCCAAAGTTATGCAAGCAACATAACAAAAGAGATGCGAAGGCTTAAAAAGATCATTGATGAGCTTATAATTGCGAACCTAGAGGAGATAAGAGGTAACACAAGGCTTGATGCAACGAAATCACTTTTAGACCGCTTACAAGACGCTTTTGCTTTTGCAATGGGTACTTTCTTCGGTCAAAGGTTAAAAGCAGGTGAACAGCCAAACATGATCCGATATTCTGGGTTTGTTGAGAGGAATATTGTCAATCTAATGATTCGAGGTGTGCAAGCGGCTCAATGGTCAAAGTTCAAACGGAGCCACAAAAAGATTCAGGGTGTAGACCCAATTAAGAATGTACCGGGCTTGAGTGATTACATTGATACAGCAACGGCATCAAACGTGGAAATGATCACAAGTCTAGGCCAAGGATACTTCGATGATGTTTATCGGATCGTATCTGATGGATTCCAAGGGGGTGATTTAAACAGCACGATTGCCACAAAGATCAAGGCAGAGTTCGGAGTATCAAAGCAACGGGCGCAACTAATCGCAAGGGATCAGGTATCCAGCATTAACGGCCAGCTTGAAAGACAATTGGCCACAGGAAACGGGGTTACAAAATATATCTGGCACACCAACATTGATGGAAGGGAGCGAGATAGGCACGAAGAATTAAACGGAACTGAGCAGGATTGGAATAAACCGCCTGTAACAGTTACCACAGGAAAACGAGCGGGTGAGAGAAATCATCCGGGGGAAGATATTCAATGTCGGTGTTATGCTGAAAACGTATATGAGGATTAAATGAGTGATAAAATTCACGTTTTACCTAAGAAAGAGAAAAAAGAGAAATGGGAACATCTTAAGGAAGGAATGATTAAATGCCTTGAAGGTGAAATCGAAAAGGTAAAGAGCGGGCGTGTTTCTGGCTTGAGCATTATTCGTGAAGAGAACGGTCTAACAGGTCAAACTTTTTATGGGAAAGTGTCAAATGCGCTTATTGGTGAAATGGAGTTCGTCAAGTATATGATGCTTCAAAATATGAACAACAAGGGTTAAATGAAAAAATTTAGCTTAATAATCGGGTTCATCCTAATCACAACAAACGCCTTCTCACTTCCATTTATGGATGAGATAGAGAGCAAGATAATGACAGAGATGATCATTAGCACTTTAGAGAATGAAAAGATTCCAAAGGCTCTAGCTGGGTTTATTATGTCGTACAAGAAAGAATTAATAGCACAAGGGGCATCTGAGAAGGACGCTCAAGAGTTAACCATCGCCTTGATTCGATCAATGCCGGGGCAAAACATAACCGTTAGAATAGAAGACTGATATGGAACAGGTAGTAGGAAGACCATTCACGATCAAAGTGCCAAACGGCAAAAAGAAGCTGGTTGAAATCAATCTGTCAGGCGAACGTGCGCCAAGGGTAGAGGTCCAGCTACTAAACAGCAACCCGACAAAAAAAGAGATCATCGTTGATCAAATGACTGAGCAAGCCTTAAAACTTGATCTTAATTCATTTCAGCCAAATGATACTCTAAAGCTTGTGATTCATGAGGATGGGCATCCAATTGCCAATTATATGATTGAGCAAAAGAGCAGCCAAGATTTCAGAGAGTCCATCATTGAAGGCCGGAAAAAGCTTTTCATTCGGCATAATTACAAGAGGGCTATCTGCTTTGACCAGTGCTTTTACACAAGGGGTTTTGGGTTCATCGAGATTGCCAGAGACTTGGAAGCGAAAGAACAAGCAAACTTGGCTGGAACTTACGACTTGTTTTCAGGTGTTGGCTTTGGGGCCATTATCGCCGCTTGGTATGCAGCCGGGCGGTCTACTTATGATCTATCCTTATGGTGGGGTAAAGAGCTAAGAAAGGCTACTAGAGGCGGTTTAAAGTACCTTAGAACAGGTCAGAGAAACCCAAAGAAGGTTGAAAGGGCATTAAGAAAAGCGTTCAAGGTAAACGGGCGGGATATGCTAATGGGTCAATTGTCCAAAGAGCTTTTCATTCCAGCAATGGATATTTCAGGGCGAACATTGCTGATCACAAAGAAAGAACTTCCAGTAATGCCAGTATATCAAGCTTTGATGTGTACCGTACTTGACCCAATTGATTTTGATACAAAACCAATTGCAAAGGGATATAGTATTATGGCCGGGGATTTTACAAGGTCATCTGTTAGTTTCTTGATCAATAATACGGGGCTGGTTACAAATATTACTTGCCCCCAAAGGATTTACAACCACAACCAAAGAACAAGATCACTTCAAAATATAGCTGTGATCATGAAAGAGCATTTATTGGGAAGCGGTAGAAGGCCAAGCAATAACCTAGTTGCATATGAGGCCAAGCCAATTGATGCAGTAAAACGCTTCGATTCAAGAAAGAAATACATTGAAGCGGCAATCATGAGCGGAAAGGAGGTAGTCAATGTTTGACCCAAACGAATATAACAGTCAGCCAAGCTTAAGTGAATCACATGAGGCTGATAGTTGGGCGACTAAAAGCGGATTTATTGGAACTCTGAGAAGTTTGTTGATCCTTACCTTCCAGTGGTATATTTGGAAATTCCTTTTCTATGGGACCATCTTAGTTTTAGTCAGTACGCTTGGTATTTACTCATGGACTGTAAAGGATATTAAAGAGGTATCGACCCACCTTGCAAGTGGGGGGTTAGAGCCTGTTACTGAGAAGATCACAAAGGTGGCCTTTAAGAGTACGGTATTGAATCGGCACCCAATCTATCAAACATTATCTGCAAAGGACTTCCAAGAAACAGTTGGTGTGCCAATGCGGGATGTTTATCAATATGCGGTTGTCGATAAGAAAGATATTTTTGTGATGAAAGATGTTTGGTTTAGGGATGGGAAGCCGTTAGAAATTGAGTACTCAAATCTTATCTCTGAAGATGCAATGGATCTTTGTGATTCCCAAAATGCTTATCCAGCTACAGAGAAGGAAGTTAAATCAGCAAGCGTTGTCCAAAGACCACAAGAGGGATTCTTTGACGGTGGTGATGATGGGTGGAGTGGAAAGAAGATGTTTAGATGTATAATCGACTTAGGAGGTGCAGAATGAGATTGATTTTATTGGCAGCGTTTTTTATTATCCCATCAAGCATTTATGCAGTTAATATTGATGGTGCGGTAAGAACTGACAAGGAAACATATTGCGAATTGTATTCATTTTCAAAAACTAATAGGGCTATCGACTTTGAAAGCTTTAATAAGGGCGGCCATAAAAAATATGCTCAGTATCATTATTGCCTTTATCAAAATAAAAACTATCCGTTTTTAGTTAAGGTGGTTAAGAGCGAAGAGGTTAAAAATATTGCAGTTTTTTATAGTGGGGGACAAAATGACATTTAATACAGAGAAGGCAGACCAGACAATTCAAGAGTGGCTACAGTCGCTTTATGATAAACTGAACGAGCTAAAGCAAATTCATGTTGTAATGTATGTTTTATTTATCGGGGTGACTATCTCACTTGCGACCACTGGATACATGGGGTCCGATTCAATTGATCCATTCAGTCTTGAAGGGGGCTTGTTTGCCTTGAACTTCTTTTCAATGATGCTGTTTGCTTCCTCAAAATTCAACCCTACCTTGAAGTATCTAGGAAAGCTTTTTGTTGGTGGGCTTATTGGGTATGCAGCGTTCTGGCAATTTACGGCTATGTGGTTCCCAAGTACAGGTTTTGAACCATTCGTTGCGGCGGATAAGAGCTTTGGAATATTCATCTTTTGCATGGGCGTAATTGGTTCTTTGATCTTCGCTTTTAGTGGGCATACCGAATATATTGATCCATCTGCTACTGGGTTTACTCAGGCCGAGCTTGATGAGATGAGGAAAGCACTCGACCTTATGAGGCAGCTTCCAGAATCAACCCTGATTGAGTATGGGTATAACTAATGAATCCATTCGATCTAGTAGCCGTATTCGGACTTTCGACTCTGATTAGAATTTACTGGCCCCTGCTTTTATGCTTCGGTTCTTTGGTGTATGCCTATAAATTGACAATGGCATATGCAGAAAATACAGATGCTGAAAGAGATGGGGTTCAATCATTAAAGGCTAGATTTATCATTAGAATGGTTTATTTAGCCTTATTTATTTCTTTAGTTTCATTAGGTTATTGGTTCGAGGTTCACGTTAGACTTCTTGAATGGTATATTTCAGGTAATGAAGAGTTGCAAGAGATATATAAAACAGCAAAAGAACGCTTGACGAATACTTAAAAGATTGTTTATAATTCGCTATGGTTTTAAGACTAGACAAACATACTCATAAATTAGGCAAGCTCACGCCAGACAAGAACGGGTTTCTTCGTCTTGATCGTGTTCGTGCGACCAGAGCCGGAGTCTTTATCTATCGAGATAAGTCTGGCAAGGTGACTAGAGAATTGAGGCCAAGAGAAGAAGTATTCAAGCAAGACTCAATGAATACTTTAACTATGAAGCCATTCAGCCTAGAACACAAAGGCGGGCTTCTCACCTCAAAGACCGTAAAAGCACATTCAGTTGGCTCGACAGGTGAAAGCGTTAGGGAAGACGGTCTATTTCTCGAAGTATCCGTGGCGGTACATGATGAAGCTGGCGTTTCCAAGATCACAAAACAAGATGCACTTGACGTATCGGCTGGCTATGAATGCGACATCGAAGACAAATCAGGCATTGATCCAGAGTTCGGCAAGTACGACAGAATCCAAAGAAACATAGTTTACAACCATCTCACAAGCACCATTAAAGGAAGGGGGGAAGGTTGCTCTATCCGCCTAGACAACGGGGCTTGGCAAGTAGATGAAAACGAGCAATCACAGCCGCAAGGCAATAAACAACAGCAAGGGGAATCGAGAATGAAAATTGAAATTCCAGCCTTTACCATTGGGGAAAAGAAGTTTGATTCTTTTCATACTGAGATTCCCGAAGGTGCAGAGGCGGCAGTTCAACTGCTAAGAAACAGGATGGAAGATATTGGCCATACGGCTAAGAATCTTTTATCTTCAAGAGATGCCAAGTTTGATAGCATGTCGGGCGAATTGTCCACCGCTAAAAAAGAACTTGAAGAAAGAAACGATTCAAAAACTATTGATGAAAAGGCTCTAGTTATTGCCAAAGAAACCTTAAAGGTTTGGGAAGGCGCAAAGAGTCGGATGGATTCAAAAGAGTTCGAAGAGATCAAAAACGAACCTCTTGAAGTTATCAAGAAGGCAGTTCTTAAAGGTGCTGAAGGATACGACCAAGCAAGATTTGATTCTGATTCTTCTTATCTGGATGCTGGTTTTGATCAGTATGTAGCACAAAAAGCTTCCAGAAAGTCACCTACTCATGAGTACAAAGAAGATAACTTTGAA